AATCTTTTTTACCTTTTTATAAAGACTTTAGTAAGTTAATATCTTATATGGAAGTTATTGGGATACCTTTTAATATTAAAAAAGCTAAAGAGTTATTGAATGAGAAGTATAAAGAAAGAAAGAGAATATACTCTAATATCTTTGAAAATGGTAAAGTAAAAGAGGCTGTTAATTTTATTAATAACAAGAACTATAAAAAAGCAATGGAACAGTATAATAAAAAAGTTCAAGATAAGCTACAACAAGGGGAAGAGTTTAAAGGTAAAAAACCTGATAAAGCTTTAGGGAAATATGGAAGTATTAATTTTAATGTAGAATTTAACCCTAACTCAACTGACCATAAAAGAGTACTCTTTTTAGAGGTATTAGGTTTGAAACCATTGAAAGAAACTTCAGCAGGTTTAGTTAGTGTAGATTCTGAAACTTGTATTAAGTGGGCAGAAGAAAATCCTAAAATAGATATTCTGAATTACTTCTCAAAGGTAGCTAAATTAGAGAAAGAAATTACAAGTTTTTATGAACCTTATATAAGAAAATCTGAAAACTCTATTGATGGTAGAATAAGAGGTTTTTATAGAATTAGTGGTACTATTTCAGGTAGAATATCAATGACTGATGTGAATATTTTACAAGTACCAAGAGATTCTGACTTTAAATACTTTTTAGGTTATCCTGAAGATAGTGAGTATTTTGTTATAGGGGACGACATCACAAATTTGGAAGGAAACCAATTAACTTTAATTTCAAAAGACGAAGCCTTAATGAAAATTAGAGAAGAGGCTGAAGGTGATGGACACAGTTGGCTGGGGATAAATCTAGCTAATTTAGGTATTGAGTTATTTAAAGATATAAAAGGTTTAGACAACTCAAAGTTAGAAGATATTAAGTATGTAAAAAAGAATTACCCTAACTTAAGACACATTGCTAAAACAGCTAACTTTAGTTGTATTTTCGGTATTTCAGGAATGGGACTTGCTAGGGATTTAGGAATACCTAAAACAGATGGAGAAGCTATTGTAGATGGTTTTTGGGAAACTCATAAACAAGCTAAAGAATTTTTTGATAGTAGAGAATTAAAAGCTAAAAAAGAAGGTTATGTGGATTTAATTGGGGGGGCTAAACTTTTAACACCTGATGCAAACCATTCAGATATAAAGATACAAAGTAAGTCTATAAAATCATCAAATAATGCAACCATTCAATCAGGAAGTTGGATTACACATAGGGCAATGATTAATATATGTAATATAGCATATGAGAAAGGATGGGACTTAAAACCTTTAACTCCTTGGCATGATGCTTGTTATTTTCAATGTCATAAAGATATTTTATTTGAAGCAAGTCAAGTAATTCAAAAGGAAATGGAAAGACCTTTTATGGAAAATCAAATATATAATTTAGAAGGTTTACCTGAACTTGGAAAATCTCTAAAAGGAGGTTGTGAGTTAAAAGGCACATTAGAAGAAAAATTAGAAATATATAATAAGTTTAAAAAGGATAATAAAATTGAGTAGAAATATAAATAAAACATTACCACCTAATATTGAGTGGGTTGGAGGGAGAGAACCCTTCCAATATAGGGGACAAATTAATTATGAAGTTAAAAGAATTAATTTCAAAACTTTAGAAGAAGCTATTGATTTTAAAAGTCTGATTGATATGGAATTAGAAGAAATGGGTTTAAAAACTAAAACAAAAAATAAACAATGGGAATATAAAAATGAAATTAAAGGATTAACTTGTACAAGTTGTGATACTTGGAAATCCTCGGATAATTATGTTAAGAATAAACAATCAAAAATAGGAGTTCATTATATTTGTAAGCAATGTAGAAAAGAGTTTAAAGATAAATGGGCTAAATCTAAAGAACGGGTTGTTCAAACATTATGGGATAGTCAAAAATTATCTTGTAAGAATAGAAATATGGATATGCCAAATTACACTAAAGATTGGTTTTTTGAATGGTGTTTTAGTCAAAAGGCTTTTCACGAATATTATGATAAATGGGTTGAATCAGGTTATGCTAAATATGAAAAACCTAGTGTAGATAGACTTAATAATTTTAAGACTTATTTAAAAGATAATATAGAAATGGTAAATTGGGGAGAAAATGATAGAATGGCTAATGAAGCAACAATCAAAGGAGAAAGTAGATTTGATTATGTAGGAGTAAGGCAGTTAGATATGGAGGGTAATTTCATTAGGGAATATTTTAACACAAGAGAAGCTGAGAGATTAACTGGAATTGCTTATCAAAATATTTGGAAAGTATGTAATAATCAAAGAGTGCATGCAGGAGGTTATAAATGGGAATACATCAAAAAACACAACAAAAACTAAATAAAGCAAACCAATTAATAAACAAAGCTTTAAAAACAAACCCCATCAAAACCTCCCTTCTAAACTTTGCTATTGGAGAGCTTCAATCAATAATTAACACAGAAAGTCCTAAAGCAAAGGTTAAGGAAGAAGAATGTATAATAAATTCTGAAAACAAAGATAAAACAAAGGTACTTGGAGATAACTTCGAGGAACATTATTAAAGTTATTTATTAAAAGGAGAACAAGAATGAGTTTCAAAACATTTGATTACATATGTGATAACAAAGATTGTCAAGAGTATAATATTAAAAAAGAAAAGTTAGTAAAAGATAAAGACAAAGATACCCAACAATGCGATTCTTGTAAAGAAATCATGTCAAGAGGTTTTGGTGTAGGTGCTATTAAGACGGGTGATTTTAATGGGAAATTACATTAAGAGATTAAAAGGATAAATTTAATGAAGTATATGGGAAGTAAGAATAGAATAGCAAAATATTTAAAGCCGTTTTTAGAAAAGAACTTAAATGGGGATAATTATTATGTAGAGCCTTTTGTAGGAGGTGCTAATATGATAGATAAGATTGAGTATGATAAAAGAATAGGAGGGGACTTTAATGAATATTTAATTGAAATGTGGAAAGGATTGCAGGATGATTTAAATAGACCTAAAATAATTTCAAAAGATTTATATTCGGAAGCTAGAAGTTATTATAATAATAAAGAAACCACTAAAAATTTTTCTAAATTTATTATTGGATGGATTGGATGGATGGGCAGTTATAATGGTAGGTTCTTTGATGGTGGGTATTCTGGTCATTCAGTAGGAAAAACACAAAGAGATTATATCTCTGAGCAAATTAGAAATACTGAAAAGCAATCATCAAATCTTAAGGATGTTACTTTTATTTATTCTAACTATAATAAATTACATATTCCTAAAAATTCAGTTATATATTGCGATATTCCCTATAAAGACACTAAACAATATATAACTTCAAAAGATTTTAACCATGAAAAGTTTTGGGAGTGGTGTAGGACTAAAGTTAATGAAGGTCATTTTGTTTATGTATCAGAATATAATGCCCCTAATGATTTTGTTTGTATTTGGGAGAAAGAAGTTACTAATAGTATGAATCAAAGTAAGACATATAAACCAACTGAAAAACTATTTATTCATAAAGACCAATTAGAGTTATGCAAACTAAATTAGAAAGTTTTAAGGAAAGTTTAACTAATATTTTTATAGGTTATATAACAGCTTTAATAAGTCAGTTATTAATCTTTCCTTTATTTAATATTGAGGTAACTTTCCAAGAGAATCTTTTAATAGGACTTTATTTTACTTTAATTAGTTTATTAAGGTCTTATTTAGTAAGAAGATATTATAATAGTAAGACTAGAAAGTTAAAGGAGAGATAGATGAAAAATATAAATAAAATAAAAGAAACTTTAGAATATTTAGATAAAAATTGTGAAACAGATTTAGATGTATTGGACTATATTGTTACAAACAAAGTTCAAATGGAAAAGTTAGGTATGGAAATACAAATTGATAATGATTCAGTTGATTTATACTTTGGAGAAGATTCAGATGAAAATTCATTATATTATACTTTTGGTAACTTTGGATATGAATTATTAAATATACTTTTTAAATATATTGGTTTTAATTCTGACTTAGTGTAATGAAAAAGCCTAACTATTTCCAAAGCACAAGAAACAACCTCGGAATGTTACTTATTGAATTTAATACTCTTAAAAAGTATTGTACAGGTATTGATTCAATCAAATGGGCTTACAAAGAATACCTAAGAGGAATTAATATCAACAGCCTATTCCGAGAAAAAGAGTATCAAGAGATACACCATAAAATAATACAGAAAGGAGAATCATTGGTATTTAAAAAGAATTTACCTAGAGAACCTATTTTAGAAGAAACTAATCCACAACCTAAGAGTATAATCTTTAATGAAAAGAAATATTCTAATAGACATTTTTGGGAACAATTAGTAAACAATTCTGATAAATTACTTAATAAAGGTTATATTATTAATCTTTATTCTCAAATAGGGGAACAAGGGTTATTAGCAGGAAGTGTTTTACTGAATAGTATTAATGAAAAGATTAAGAACAAGAATACTAAAACAAAGATTACTATAACAACTGGAGCTAAGTTAGATTATGATTTCAAAGATTTTAATGATTATGACAGCTCAGTCAGTAAAATGGCTAAGGTTGATTGTTTAGGTATTTTTAGTTATAATACTTTAAGTTCAAGTGATTTTAACAAAGCTAAGTTTGAAGCATTATTGGACGAATGTTTTGTTAATAAAACTTTAGTAATACTTACTTCAAAAAAAGAGGTTAGTATAAAAGGTAGAGAGATTATTAATATAGGTTTTACTGATAAAGTAAAGAAAGAAACAGATTTATTAAAAGATATTTTAGGAGGATAGAAAATGTTAGAAGTAGAAGACTTAAAAGAAACAGTTGATTTCTATGAATATGGAGCTAAAGTGCTAGTTTCTATCTTTGATGAAAACAGAGAAGAACAGCTAATTGATATAAAAAATATATCAAAAGGTAGTGAAGGAATTATGGTTTTTGATATTTCTGAGGATATAGCAAATATTTTAGATAACTTTGAACAAAAGATTTTTCAAAGGTGTTTAGGCAATACTCCTGAAGAGTTACAAACAAAAGAAACTTTACAATTACTTAGTAAAATGTTTGGGTATAAAATAAACCTTAATAATGGCTAAATCAACAGTAAACCTTGACAAAATTCCTAAATGGAAAAGTCGTAGAAAGTTTTCTTACATAAATCCTAAAAGAAAAGATATAACTGAAAAAGAAATGCCTTACTCATTAAAGCTTTCAATAAAGTCTAAAAGAGGATTTATGTTATTGCTTTCTGATATAAATGTTGAAACAAAAATCTTAAAGAAATATAATTATGAATGGTATATGTGGTTATATAATTGGTATAACCCTAAAAGAAAAGAAAAGAGAATAAAAGGTTTTGAAGATATTCCTTTTTACCATAAGTCTTTAGAAAAAGATTTTTATAATCTTTATGAGAGTATTTCTTTTAGAGAGAAGTTTCTTAAAAAACCTTTTATAGAATTAGGTACAAAGTTCGAGATTAAGAAAAGAACTTATCAAGAATTATTTGAAAGTACAAAGTCCTTAGAAGCTCTTGAAAAGATTAATCAAAATGGAGCTTTTTATTACAAATTACCTAAGAAATATAAATTCTTTGAAATGACTATAAAAGGTTCTCAAATACAATGTAATGAAAAGATAAATATACCAAGTAAGAAACTAAGTAAATTAAGCAAACATTTAGTTTATTTTGGTATAATAGATATTTCAAGGAAGAATACAAGTAAACCTTACTTTTTAGGATATTATTCTGAACAAGAACTTTCTAAAAAGAGTAGGTTTAATGGTGTCGAAAGAATGACCTTTTTGAAACATACATTAAAACAAAAAGATATTTTAGGAAATATCTTAGAAGGAAACTTTATATGGGATATAGATGATATTCCAAAAAGTGACCTAAAGTTTGATTGTTTGGTATTAGTTTCAAAGGGGGCTTTCTTTGATAGTTATGAGAGTTTTATTTTAGAAGGAGAAAGATGAAAGAAAAGATTTTAGTAATAGATTCTGCTAATCTTTACCATAGTAGAAAGTATGATTGGATTAGTGGAAAAGTAAGTAATTTAATTGAACCTTTTTTAAATGATATTTTACAACAAGTTCAATTACATAACCCTAAAATGGTTGTTCTATGTAATGATGAATATAAAAGTAAATACAGACAAGAGCTTACTAAAGAGTATAAATTAGGAAGAATTAAACAAGCAAAGAAATATACAAAAGTTCAAAAAGAAGCAGAACAACTTGTTAGAGATTTAAAGAAAAACCTAAAGCATTTTGAAGGAGTTTTTGTTTATGGAGGTGTTAAAGATGTAGAAGCTGATGATATTATGTCTATACTTTATCATGATAAAAGATTATCTGACTATGAAATTATTGTAGTAAGTCAAGATAAAGATTTAATGACAACAATTCCTTTTCATAATCATTATGATTGGACTAAAGGAAGGTTTAAGACTAAAGAAGATAGATTAGGTTTTAGCAGACAACAATTCTTAGGATTACAGGCTTTGATGGGAGATGGAGTTGACGGAGTATCTTCTGTAAAAGGAGTAGGCGTAGGTACTGCTGAAAAGATTATACGAAGATTTGGTTCATTAAAAAATTTATTAGAAACTATGGAAGAAGAAATTAACTCAGAGGATATTCAAAAAGATTGGAGAGTAAGAAAAGCTTTAGAAAGACTTCTAACTAAAGAAGGTAAGGATGAACTTAAATTAGGATATAAACTTGTAAAGATTATGAAAGATAAATCTTTATTAGAGGATTATCAAGAGAGAGAATACGAAAATGTTGTTCAAAAGATTCTTAACTTCAAAAAACCTAAAGAGCTAGTTACAGATGAACTTGATGATATATTCTTTGAGAGTCAAGCTTTTAAAGCAAAAGATTACTTAGAAGAAATTGCTATGTATTTAAATTAGAAAAATAAAAATAAAAGGAGAAAATTAATGAAAATGGATAAAGTTGCAGGAAGTGGGAATGACGAGTTCTATACCCCGAGATATGCTATAAGACCTATACTAAAATACTTAAAACCTAATAGTATTATATGGTGTCCTTTTGATACAGAGGATAGTTTATTTAAAGAATTACTAGAAAAAGAAGGACATACCGTTTATACCACACATATTTCAGACGGAGAACAAGGAAACTTTTTTAATATAGAAACTCCTAAGTCAGTTGATTATATTATTAGTAATCCTCCTTATAGTTTAAAGAATGAAGTATTTGAGAATTTATTCCAAAGAAAATTGCCTTTTGCTATGTTAGTAGGTGTTGTAGGTTTATTTGAGAGTCAGAAAAGGTTTGAAATGTTTAGAGACAATACTTTTGAAATTATGTATATGAATAGAAGAGTATCTTACTTTAAATCTTATGAAGACCAAAAACCTGCTTTAAATCCTCCATTTAGTAGTGTATATCTTTGTAGTAATATTCTACCAAAACAGATTGTATTTGAAGAAATAGATAAGAAAGATATTTAAAGGAGATTAATTTGGATAAACCTAATTACACGATATGTATCGGCGACCTTCATCTTTTTGGATTCAACGAAAAGAAACCTCAATTATCTAAATGGACATTCGATATGCAGAAATATTGCATAAGTTTAGTCCATAACTTATTTGAGGAATATAATATCACAAAAGTTGTTTCTTTAGGAGATGATTTAGATTCTGTTGAAAATGTTAATCAAGAATTAACTTTAATGGATTATTTTTGGAGTAATATTCCTAAAGAAGTCCAAAGAATAAAGATTGATGGAAACCATGAGTTATTAAAATCCTCTCAAAAAAGACTTTATTATGGAGAGCTTATGCGAGATTTTTATAAAGAAAAGTGGAATATAGATGTTCTTGATTTTAATGAAGTAAAGAGTCCTTGTAATAAGTTTACTGATTTATATTGTTCGCACAAATATATCCATAAGTTACAACACTTAAACAAAAAGTATAGATATATTTTTAGCCATATTAGAACAAGTGATGGAAATGCTTATTATTCAGATGAAATTAATATGACTATTCCAAAGGCTTGTGCTAAAAAGATTTTCTTAAGTGATATTCACCAACATTTAGAGTATGATAATATTGCTTATACAGGAGCTATGACTTGGATACACTTTCCTAAGTTAGAAGAACAAGAAAACAAACTTAGTTCAACTCCTTCGGTATTATTACTTAATGAAGAAACTGGGGAATATAAACGAATAGTATTATTCAATAAAGAAAGTCCTTACCAAAAAAAACTTAAACATATTAAGTTAGAGGATTTAGATAATATTGATAATATTATTGAAGAAATGAGGCAAGACAATAAAGATAATAAAGCTTTTTATAAAGTAAGAATTTATGGTAAAAAATTTATGATAGATAAAATTAAAAGAGCTTTTAAAGAACATAAAGATATAGATAACTTTTGTATAAGAGAATTTATCAATCTTAGTATGAATGATACAGATTATCAAAAGATTAATTACAATAAATTAGTAAAACAATGTTTAGATAAGAAATCTGTAAGCAAAAACTTGTTAGAATATATTGTTAAAACAAATGAAGATAAAAGACTTGAAGATAAATTAGTTTCTACCTATACTACTTTAGAAAGTCAAGTTGAACAAAAAGATTAAAAGGAGGAGGAATGACGGACGAAGAAAAGAGAGATAAAATTTTAAAAGCAAAAAGTGGAGAGATAGAATTAGAATGTAATCTTGTAGAAGATTTAGGAATGAGACTACCAAAACCTCATAGTAAACATAAAAGAAGATTTGGTATTTTTGATAATGATTTACCCCATAGACCAAACTTTTCAAAGGAGTATTACGGTTATGGTAAAAATTAAAAAGATAGAAACACAAGGATTTCTTTTGTATAATGATGCAGAAGTTTCCTTTGAAAATAGAGAAGGGTTAGTAGCTCTTAATGGTCAAACTGATGGAAAGTTTGATTCTAATGGAAGTGGCAAAAGCTCATTACCTTCTTTAGTTTGTCAATGTATTTACGGAAAGAATTTAATAGGAAAAGCTCAAAAAGAAATTTATAATAAACATACTAACAAGAAATTCTATGGAAAGATTTATATAGACCTTATCCGAGAAGATTCTATTGATGAACTTATTATAGAAAGAGATTATTCTAAGAACTTTTTTGAATATTATATTAATGATATTCCTAGTGGATACTCTAATAAAGTAACTAAACAAAATGAACTTGAAAAAGAATTAGGTTTAAGTTTTAATACTTTTAGTAAATTGTTCTTTTTAAGTCCTCAGAAACTAAGCTTATTTAGTACCTCTGAGGATACAGCTCAAAGTAATTTTATTAAAGAGTTACTTAGTTTAGAGTTCATAACAGATATTAATAAAAAAGCTGATATTGAATTAAAGTCTCTTAAGTTAGAGCTTGATATGAAAGTCAAGGAACAAAGTATTTTACAAAGTAATGTTAATAATCTTAAAGAACACCTAGATATGATTAAACATAACTCAGTAGATATTCTTGATATAACAACCAAAGAGGAAACTCTTGAAGAAATTGTTTATAATAAAAGTAAAGCCAAAAAAGAGTTACAAGAATTTGAGTCTGAAATAAAAGGGCAAGAAAGTAAAGTAAATGAATTAACAAGTTCAATAGACTTTCTTAAGAAACAACAAACAGAGAGTTCAAAGATACTTAATCTTAGTAAATGTCCTACCTGCAAACAAGAGATTAAGAATATTGATTCTTTGAAAGGTGAGTTTGAAAATATTCAAGAACAGATTACTGAACTAGCAACTCAAAGGAAAGATTTAAAAACAAATAACTTAGGGAAGTATAAAATCTTACAAGGATTAAGAACAAAGTTTGAAAAGATTACTAAAGAAGAAATCCTTTTAGAGAATGAGATTAAAAGACTCAAAGAGATAAAAGCTAATGAAGAAAGTTCAGATAAAGTAACTCTTAGGAATAAGCTGAGAAAAGACTTAGCTAAGGCTAATGAAGAAATAGTTTCTAATGAAATTGCTTTAACAGAATTTAGAGATAAAGTTTATGTTTATGAATTGATTAAAGCTTGTACTGGAGCTAAGGGCTTTGTAAAAGAAAGAATCAAATTATTTATAGAACTTTTTAATGGAACTCTTTCAAAGATTAGTTCAAAAGCTTTAGGTAATGAAATTAATATTTGGGTAGAGAATACCTCTAAAGATACTTTTGAACTTGTTTATAAAGAACAAGGTTTAATACAAAGGTACATTGATTTAAGTTCTGGAACACAAAGAAGGGTAGATATTCTTTTATGTTTAGCTTTGAACTTAAGTATTAAAACACTTACAAATGTTGATATTAACTTATTATTCTTGGACGAGGTTTTAAGTAATATTGATGAGAGTGGGAAGAAAGAAGTAGGAAAGCTTTTAAGATATATTACTAAAGAGTTTCCTAATAAAAGTATAATCACCGTCCATCACGGTGAAACTATCGAAAGTGATTACACTCTAAATGTTTATAGAGAAGATAATCAATCTACACTATCTTGGGAGGAATAATCCTCTTGAGATACTAACAAACTACTTACTACAACTAACCTTAAACTAACATAAAAACGCCTATACTTATAACCAAGTGTTATTAATATACTTTTAATGAAACTTTAAGGTTAATATTGTTACAATACTACTTATAAATGAAACATTAAAATAAAAGGAGAAAATATGGATTTAGAAGAATTAAAAAGAAAGCTAGGTACAGATAAATGCCAAATGAATAATAACAAAAATCCTATTGAATTGGAAAAGTTTTTGAGTTTTTTAACAGTGGATACTACATTACATAAAAACAATCTAGGTTATAGTAGAGGTTGGAGGGAGAGAAGTGGTTCAAATAATTTAGTTATAAAATCAGGAATTTATAAAGGAGTAGAGTACCTAGATAATATAGAATATGGTAGAAATCTCCATAATCCTTATAACAATTATGTTAATCCTTTTTACCTTTTTGATATTCTAACTTCACAAGGTAAAGAGTTTTTCTTGAATTATTATAAAAATAATATTGATAAAATAGAAAAAGATTTAGAATTAAAGTATAGAAAATCTAAAGATAACTATTACTCTTTTAAAAATACTTTAAAATTACTACTTGAGGAGAAATAATTGTCAGAAGAGTTAGAACAAAATGTAGAACAATCGTTCTCTAAAGTAGAACAAGAAGAAAAGACTAAAGAAGTGTATGTTCCAAATCTTATGTCTACAAAGAAAGCTATAACAGTTCCTAAGAAAGGTAAATTAAAAACAACTTTTAATATATTTTTTATTAAGGATACTATTATTAGGATTTTTATGGAGTTTATTCACGAGTTAGATAAGATTCCAAGTGCTGAAGATAAACAAGCTTATTTAAGAAAGATTCTGTATAGGAATAATGATAACAGAGCTGAACTTAATATTGTTATTGGTTATTTTGTTAAAAGGCTTTTGTTTAGTCCAATTCCTACGGATAAGTTTTTACCCTTAGAAAGTGATTTAGAAAAAGATACTAAAACAGGAAAGAACATTAATTTTCCTCAACTAGATTTTATGGTAGAATATGGTGTTAAGGAAGAAGAACTTAGACCTTATTTTGAGGAGTATATTTATTCAGAAAGTAATTACCTTCAGGACTTTTTAGTTAAGTTTATTAATGGAGATAATGTTTTTAAAGTTCCTAAACACCTTCTTAAAGAACTTTGGGATAATCAAAAACTTAAAATGCAAAGGTATATGGCATTAACTGATAAGGTTATTCTTCATAGACATTTTATAGGTAAAGGTTCAGAAGTTAATGAAAGAAACTTCTATAAATTTATGGACTTAAAAGGTTTTGGTGGCAGTAAGTGGAAGGATAAGATTGTATTACCTACTGATGGAGAAATAAGGGATTATTATAGAGAACGTGGAAGAAAGGCTAGAAAGATATATATGTGGAAAAAGTCATTAGAAAAACCTCTTGATGATACAGAATATCACCCAAGATTTCCAGTATTTCTTTATAAAGGAAGTTCTTATAATAAAAATCCTAAAAAGATTTGTTACTTCTTAAGATACGGAAGTATTATTAAAACAAATATTGAGGGAATGTTTAAAGATTATTTTGAAACAATGGCTCGTAGGGGAATGAAAAGTACAACATTTTTATTTATAGGTTATATTAATCAAGATAATAGTTTAGATGTTCTTGTTTGTAGTACAGAGAAAAAGCTTTGTAACAGTTTCTTAACAGAAAAAGCTATGAAATACCAATATAGTTATAGTACATATAATAAAGATATTAAACAATTAAAGAAAAATATACAACATTTTGCTGATGAATATGGAGTAAGAAAAGTAAAGCTTCATAAACAACAAGGTTTTGTATTTCATTCTTTACACCATTTGTTAAATTATCTTTTACTTAATATAAGTTTAGGAGATAAGTTACCTATAACTATTATGTTTAGGAATTTATTATTACTTACTAATGGAGTAAAATATAGAAAAGCTGTTTTAACGGAATTTAATAGAAGAAGGAATAGAGGTTGGTTTACTTTCTTAGATAATAAAGAAGAGATTATTCTTCATACAACTAGAATAAGTGAAAGCCCTGAGATTGTTCCTAACTTTATTAACCAAGAGGTATTTATCTTTAACTTTAATGAGAAAAGTCATTTTGCTTTATTAGCACCAATGAAGAAATTCTCATGGCATGAGGAGGAATATACTGAAAAGATAACTAAATTAAGGAGGTTTAATCAAATATTTGAAGCAAAGGATACTTTTTAAGATGTACTTAAGATAGGTTTAAAGTATTATGAAGTATGATACCTTTTCAAATAAATTTAAAATAAAGGAGAAATAATAAGTTATTATGAAAGACACAAAGGAACTCTAAAAAGAGTCTCAATAGGAATGAGTCCAAAAGACTTTATTAATAAATTAGTTCAAGAGGAGAATATTAAAGTTCCTAGTTATTATGATTTAACTGATGAAAGTGATTTTAGAGCGTTTTGTTATGATACTTTAGCTGACTATGGTTACTATATTAATAATGATAGGATTTACCAAATACAAAATGAAGAAAAAGACCCCAACGGAGATATTTTTGAATACAGGGTTAAGGAGAGTGGACAAGTAGAATACGAATTTAATTTTTATAATGGTGGAACTTGTTTAGAGGAACAAGTTTATGATTTAATTAATATTATTGAGGAGGAAAATTAATGGAAGAACAAGTTAATCTATATGATTTCTATTGGGATTGTGGTAGAAATGGTGATTTAGAAGGTAGGTTTTTAGCAACACAAGAAGAAGTTGATGCTTTAATAGGTAAGGAAATTTACTTCGGTGAGGTATTAGGTAAACACTCGGAAATTTATGGAGAGATTGAAAAAGGAGATATTACATTAGTAACTGATAATCAAGAATTTCTTAAAGAAGCTGAAAGATTAGATATTTGTTTAAGTAGTGGATATAGTCCTCTTGATTACCTTACTTGTCCTAACTGTGGTGAGGAAATTAGCTCATTAGATACTAATTGTGAGGACTGTGGTGAAATATTTGAAGATGATAAAGATTAAAGGAGATAAATGAAAACAAAATTAGTAAATGAATTTAAAGATAGGTTTGACTTAAGTCAAGAAGATTTTAATAAGTTCTTACAAGAATATCAAGATAAGGATAGACCTTTAAGAACTCTTTGTGAGGATTACAAGGTTGATTATAATTCTTTTAGATACCTTGCTTATCAAATTGGTTTTAAAAATGCTACTAAAGCAGAAAGAGCTGAAAGTGTTCTTAAATTAAATAAAGACTTAGCTATTGAATCTGGAGCAGATTATGATATTGAACATAAATTAGAGGAAGAATTAGAGAGTGTTGTAAAAGAAAACTTAAAGCTTAGAAAATCTGTTATGACTCAACAACATAACAATAATGTTCTTAGGAAAGAGATTAAATCCTTAGTCAAAAGAGAGTTAACAGAAGATGCTGAGATGGAAAGAGTAGAAACAGCATTAGCAAGTATTTTAAATAAGGCTAATGAAAAATACACACCTATTAAATGTGATTTAACTTTAGCTCAAAATTCAGATTTATTGACTATGTACCCTTACACAGATTTACATATTGCAATGTTAGCTTTAGAAGAAATTAGTGGATATAACTATGATTTAAAAATTGCTAGAAAGTGGATTTTAGGAAGTTTTGATTATCTTATGACAGTTGCTCCTAATTCTGAAACTTGTTTAATAGCCGAAATGGGGGATTTACTTCATGCAAATGATGATACAAAACAAACGGTTTCAGGTCATTCGCTAGATGTGGATAGTAGGCATAGTAGAATTATTGAAGAAACTTTTAGTATTATGATTGAGTTAGTGAAAAAAGCATTACAAAAGCATAAATATGTAAAAGTATTATCTGTTTCAGGTAATCATAGTGAGAACTCTAGTTACTACTTAAAAGCAGTATTACGGGCTTATTTTAAAGATGAACCTAGAGTAGAGATTGTTGGGGATAATAGGCTAACACAGTACTATCAGTTTAATAAAGTGCTGTTAGGCTTTTCACATGGGCATACCATCTTAAATAAAACTAAATTAACAGAATGTATGATTGAAGACAATATTGATATTTTCTCAGAAACTAAATATAGATATTGGAATATAGGTCATTTACATTCTAATCATAAAATGTTATCTAAAGAAGATGCTATGATGTCTATTGAGATTCATAAAAACTTACCCCCTAGAGATGCTTGGGCTGATGGAGCAGGATTTAGAGGTAATGTTGGGGAAGTTAAAGCTATTACTTATCATAAAAAATATGGAGAGGTTTCAAGGAACTTATTCAAGATTGATATGTTAGAAGTAGAACAAGATAAAAACCTTAACAAAAATTAAGCAATATTTAAGACTCCTTTTGTTATAATAAAATAAATATAATTTAAGGGAGTCAAATTTAAAACAAAATATTGCTATAAATGTAAACAAGAAAGACCTAAAAAAGGTTTTTATAAAAGAGGATTATGTAAATCTTGTGGTAGAAAAATGCCTAAAGTATTTATTACTGAAACTCATACTACACAAAGAACTAATTGTAGGGCTAGAAATATGCCTCAACCAACTTATACAAGAGATGAGCTACAAACATGGTTAGTTACTAAATCAAACCATCTCAAATACATTATAACGAAGATACTTGTTTAGTATCAATCTCAAAATAAAGGAGAACTATGGAAACTACTAAAATAACATACCAAGAAAAACTTGAGAGAATAAAAACTCTCAAGACACTTATAACTGAAAAGTCAAAGCAGATAGACCCTAATATAAGTTATTCTTTAAATGATTTAATACTAGGTAATATTTCAAATTGTCCTAACCAAATCTTGCTTAATGAAATATTTATTCTAGAAACTAAAATAAAAAATTTACAAGAATCTTTAGAGGGCTAGTTCCCTCTAATACTACTTTCTATACTACTTCCCTATAACACCTTTCTATAACACCTTTCTATAATACCTTTCTATAATATATACTACTATTTATACTTACTTAATTATATTTAAGCTTACTTTAATAAAACTTCTATTATAATTATCTTATCAAAACAAAATAAAAAACAAAAGGAGAAAATATGTTTTATATTGAACATAGTTACGGAGCAGATATTGATGGAAACAGAGGAAGAGATATTATTTGTTATGAGGAAACAGAAGAAGATAAAGAAGAAATATTAGAGGAACTTTACCCTTTATTTTTAGCTGAAGAAAAAGGTGAAATAGAAATTTATCTTTATTGTCCTTTTACAGATGACTTTAAAGGAGTAATTATTAATATGGATGATTATATAAATGACTTACTAGAAATAGCTGTAAAAGATGAAGATATAGTAGATGATTTAGAAATACAAGAGTATTTAAAGGAAGTTAAAGAAAAACAAGAATTATTAGATTCTTTAAACAAAGTAAATAAGGGGAATAAATGAATGATATTTATTTAATAGTTCTAGTAGGTTATTTGTTTAACTTTCTTTCAATAGGAATTTATACAATATGGTTTGGAGTTATATCTTGGGAAACACTTAATACAACCAAGGGTATTTTAAAAGCTGAGAAATATAAAAGATTATCTGAATATAATTTGTTCACTATGTTTAGATTATTTATTCCATTTTTATGTTCTTTTAAGGTTTATGAGTATATACTTACTTATTACATAATTAGAGATAATAAGATTAATGGTGTTTATAATTGCTTTGATATTTTATTAGAAGTAGATTATAAATTAACAGAAAAACAAGATTAGAAAAGAAGGAGAATAAATGAAAAAGATTATAGTAACAGGAGTTACAGTACTGGGTTTATTAAGTAGCTTATCAGCAAATGAATACAAAGAGGATATTTTAAACAGTATGAGTACTATGTGCTTTACTTATAAAAGTAAAATAGAGAAGAGCCTTACTAAAGTATCTAAGTCGGCAAAAGCTGAGAAGTATATTCAATTAGATAAGGATATTACTGAATTTTATAATTTAGGAAGTAACATTCATTTATACTGTAAGGATAGTAATTATCAAGAACTTTTAATTAAGAAAGAAGTTTATAAACTTATGTTAAAATATAATGATTTTAAACAAAATCTTAAGAAAAATCTTAGTAAATTAAGTATGTAGAGGATATAATGAACAAAGACGAAGAAAAGAAATTAACAAAACAAATTAAAGAAGAAATTAAGAAAGTAAGTTCTTATTCAAATGAGCATTTAGTACATATTATTAAGATAATTAGTTCAAAACAAAGTAAAAGAGAAAAAGCTCTTTATGAACCTTTGTTGAAAGCTATTGAAAAAGAACGTAAATCAAGAGGTACTAAAGAGATTGATAGTAAGATTGTTCCTATTGGAACTAAAGGCAATAGTAAAGGTAAAGGAAAGGTGAAGAAATAGATGGAAAAAAGAATCCTAAGAAATAGTATTATAACACCTGATGGAACAGAGCTTGTTTCAAGGTTTACTCACGATTATGTTCAACATGAAGACCTTAATAAAGAGCTTTATATAAATGACGGTTATAAGGGTATTTATGTAGATACTTTAAAAGAAGAGCTTGAATATAGAGCTAAGAATAATATATTTGTGGAGGATTGATATGGGAGCTTATTTTTATAAAGGTAAACAATATAGAACAAAAGAAGAAATTAAAGAAATGGAAGATGAGATTAAAGTAGACTCAATAGGTCTTAATTTCCTTGTTATTTTAATTATACTTTGTATTTTGTTATATATTTTACTTTAAAAGGAGAAAGAATTGGAAACTTTAAATACTATAGAAGATATTATTAGGGTAATTAACACAGTAAAAACAGAGGAAAGATTAATTATTATCTCAAATTCTTATGGAGGAATATTAGGTCAAAGAGATTTAAAACAAAGCCTTAATTATTTAGATAGAAGATGCCTTATTATTAAAGACTTAGAAGAATGGAAGAAATAGATGGCTTGTTATTTTACAAGTGACATTCACATCAATCACAAGTCAATAAATAAGTATAGAACTAGATTTAACTCTGCTGAGGAACACCACCAATTTATGATTGATAAAATATTAAGTCTTACTAAAAGAGATACATTATATATCTTAGGGGATTTTATTTTTGATGGGGATAATTATGAGTCATATATGGAGCAAATAAGGCAAATAAAGGCTAAGTTAAAGATTGTATTAGGAAACCATGATTCAAAGAATTTATATAGAGAAAGACACCCTAATATTGAGATTCAATTACCTTTGTTTAGTTATAAGAATATGTGGGTATCTCATTGTCCTATTCACCCTCAAGAAATACGAGAAAGAGTCGGAAATCTTCAAGGTCATTTACATTATAACAAAGATTTATCAAAAAGAGCTATCTTAGATAACGGAGAAGTTGATAAAAGATACTTTAATGTTAATATTGATTGTAATAATTATGAGTTCATTAAGGTTGAGGATATTAAGAGGTATTTTGGAGTTTAATTAAGCCATTCCTTTTAATAAGGATACAAATTTTTAAATTTAGTTAAATAAAAAAGTGTAAAATCATAAAAACGCCCCATATATTAATAGAGAATATCTAATAGATAAGAAAGGAGGAATATGACTTATAAAGAATTCAAAAAAAGATTACTTGATTTAGATAGTACAAATAAAGAGTTCTGTGAGATTTTTAACTTACACCCAACTACTTTAAGTAAATCTAACAAAGAGTGTATTAGCAAAATGCTTGAAACATATATTATTTTATTACAAGCTTTTGGGAAAGATAAAGTCAGAGAAGTTTTGGTTGGTTAAAAGATTTTAAAAATAAAATATAGAGGATTAAATACTTAACGATTACGGGTGCTAGACCCCATGGCAAGGGACTTTTTACATAAAAAAATGCTAAAATGTACAATATATACAGGCGTGTTGCTTCCTTTGTCGAAAGGTTGTTAGGGATTATTATAATATATTAATAGAAAGGAGTAAGTATAAAAAGTATAGATAAGAATAAACATAAGACTAATACAATTAGTACTGATACTAAGAATACTAAAGATAAGATACCTACAGAGTTTGTCTCTAAGGTTAATTACAATAAGATAATAAGTAAGTATAAAATCCTTCAAAAAAACTTTAAGCAAACATACTCTATTATATATCTCTTTAACTTAATTCAAAAAGGTTCTATTCTTTCACACTCTGAGGATAAGAACCTTTACTCAATAAGTTTTAAAACATTAGATAAGATATTAGGTACTTATGCAACAAGACATAAGAAACATATCTTTTATGAAATCTTTGAGGAAGATTTAGGGTATAGGTTTTACTTAAGAGATAATGAAATAAATACCTATAATACTAAGGGATATACTAAAGGGTATAGAATAAAAGAAGGTATTTTAGAAGATGTCTATTTAGCATTTGTCTCAACAGAAGATAAACTAATAACATATTACTTAAGAAAGTTTGAAGAAAAGATATGTTATAATATTATGAATAAAGAAATCTATTTAACTAGAAAACAAATGAAGGAGGAATTAGGGTTGTCTAACAGAGAAACAGAAGATTTTATGGAAAAGTATATGGAAGTATTTAAAACATTACCATCAAAACAACATAGACAAGTTCTTACTAAAAAAGAGTTAAAGGGAGATATTGACTTCCAACATTACCCTAAACTAAATGATGAAAGAATTGATGATTGTATTTCTTTTTTAAAAAGGAATGTTAGTAACAATAGTAATATGTTAAATTGTATTCACTTTGCTTCGGTAGTTTCTGATTTTAGGGATTTAAAAGGGTTAGAAAGTACATTTGTTTATCAAAGAAAAGGTGGAGGGAGACTTTACCAAAGGGCTAATTATAATAGTAATATTGTTCCACAACAGTTGCCTAGTAAATTTAGGGCAGTAATGTTTGAAGGGCAATATGCTTATGATATTAATACGGCAGTTATAAATGTATTTTATCAACTTTATTGGAGGTTTATTGCAAAGAAGTGTAACTTTTATTATATTGAGGAATATATTAGAGATAAAGAACAATTCAGACAAGAGCTTGTAAAAGAAGGTTTTACTTATAAACAAGCTAAACAGTATTTTACAGCTTTATTGTTTGGAGCTAATTTATCAACTAATCTTGAAAGCCTTGAACAGTATTCAACTATAGTAAAAAGTATAGGAGGAGATAATTTAGTAAAAGCTCTTAATAATACTAAAGTACAAAACATTGTTGAAGAGATTATTTACTTATATAATGAATTAGGGGAATATTTTAAACAAAAAGCCTTAGAAAATGCTAAAGAGTTGAAAACAAAGTACAAAGTATTAAATACAAGAGGTACTTCTAAAAACCTTGATAAGTGGAATAACCCTAAAGTATTAAGTTTTATTTATAATGGTGTAGAAAGTCAAATCCTAGATATAGTTTGTAAAAGGTATGATATTAGTTTATTATTATTTGATGAATTTATATCTCCTAATAATATTGACTTAGAGGAATTAAGTAGAATTGTTATGAAAGAGTTAGGTTATGATTTAACTTTTAGTAAAGAAAAATTAGAAAGTAATTTCGAGGAATTATTAGAATGAAATATGAATATGTAGAAGAGGAAGAATATACTTGTAAGGATTGTGGTAAAAAGTTTAACAGATATAATCCTAACAATGAGTGGAAAAGAGTAAAAAAGTTACATAGAAGACCTTTTCCTGAAAATATTTTATTTAAAAAACAAGAATATTGCTCAACTTGTTTAGAAAATATGAATACAAAGACTAAAGGGTTTTTTAAATGTACTTGTTGTAAAACAAAATTCTATAAAAATAAAGATATGGGCAAACAGTTTAGGATATATTATAATGAGGTAAATGAGTATAAAGGTATATGTCATAAATGTTTTAGTGATAAAAAAGGTAAAATACCTATAGATAAAAGAGTTCCTTACACAATCCTTGCTAAAAATTTCCATAGACTAAGAGAAGAGTATGAAAAGACTTTAAGGTATTTACATAAACAAGAGCAATTAAAAGGAGTTATGTCAAAAGATAAATTTATACTTGAAGTAAAAAATTTAACAAAAGGTAAAGAACTGATACAAGGTAAGTGTTCAAGGTGTGGGGAATTGTTCTTACAAGATGAAAATATAGTAGAACTTCTTGGGAATCAAGGTTTTAAATCCTCCAAACCTTCTATACTAAAATTTAGGAAGTGTAAATCGTGTATGAATGCTTTAAATAGAGAGAGACGTAGTAATGACCCTGAGTATAGGAGAAAAAGTAACCAATGTACTTTAAATTACATTAAAAAAGTTAATTATAAAAGTAAGTATAATCCTATACATGGTAGAAGAGTTACAGCTATGAAAATGGCTAAAAGGCTAAGAGGAAGTAAAGAAGATAAAAAATATGAGAAAAAGCTTTATAGGGTTAGGGAGTATTTCAATAAAAGATATTCAACAGAATTTCACATAGACCATATAGTCCCACTAAATGGTAAATATATAAATGGGTTAGACCATGTTGATAATTTACAGATATTAGAAGCAAAAGTTAATATAACTTTAAAAAATTTTATAAGAGGAGATGGATATTTATTTAGTTTTGAAAAATTAGTACAGTTTAATAGAATGGATATATGGGGAAATTACAAGGTCTCTGATGAGGAAATGTTTAAATACATTAAAGAGAAAAAAATTCCTAAAAGGTTTAGTAAAGATTTAATAAAAGGAGATTTCGAGGAATTAACCTCTTAGAGTTCTTTTTACATATTACTTTGTAAATACCCCTTTAAGCAAACCATAGGAAATATTCTTGTATAATCATTTCATAAAAAAAACAAAAGGAGAAATAATGTAAAGACTAATCCTAACTTAATTTAACACCTCTTTCTCTATACAAATATTGAAGATAAAGCTCTAAATGAATAATGTATCAAGAAAGACTAAAAAGGTTTATTTGGTAGGAGAAACTTAAAAAGTAGGTAAAAATTGGTAAGATTAGGTGTCCTAAAAAATTTTGGGATAAATTGCATAATTTTAAAAATTAAATTAGAAAGTTAAAAAATTAAAGGAGATACAAATGGCTACTGAATACTGTGATTTAACTAAGGAACAAAAGTCGGCAATAACGAGAGTAAAAAGAGCGTTGGAAAATCTTAAAAAACACGGCTTGGTTGTTATTATGGTAGATGGAACACCATGTGTTTATTCTAAAGAAGATTATGACAATGCAAGTGATGTTGACTGTGGATTCATTGGAATTAGTATTGGTGAAGAACAAATAGATTATCTTGACACTCTTAGCAATATAATTCACTAGCATAAAAATTAAATTAGAAAGTTAAAAAATAAGGAGAAAAATATGAAAAATACCCAACCAATATATCTCGTACATGAAATTGTTGATGGTAACTTTAGTACAGTTATTGACTCAGTTTGGTCATCAGAAGAGTTAGCTCTTAAGTATATAAGTACTACTTATAAGAATTTAAAGATAACAAGAGAACCTTTTATACTAAATAAAGAAGGTACTAAAGAAACTTATTATCAAAGATTAGCTAAAGCTAGAGCACTAGAGAGAAAATCTTTAGAAAGGGGGATTAATTATGCTTATTCTAGTATTAACATATTAGAGTTATGGGTACAGGACTTAGAAAATGAAAATAAAAAGTTAAAAAATAAATTAAAAGAATTAAAGGAGAGACATGAAAGATAATAACGTGGGTAATGATAATAATAATAAGTATTTCGTAAGAAAAGTTATTAATAGTAAGTTTAAGGAAGGTATTAATTATAATCTTGTTTTAGAGACATTTCTTAACCAAGATATTTTAACAATTAATATTGAAAAAGGTGATGAAGTACTTTGGTCTAAAAACCATATTGATATAAGTTATACTATAGAAGAAAAACCTTTTAGAAAAGCTAAGTTACTAAAGTTAGGTGATGATAAGTTTAGAGAGATGTTTGAAGTTTAAACCAAAAGAAGAGGGTAGCTAATCCCTCTTTTTAAACCTTTTATTTAATTAATCCTCATTATATTTTGATTTAAGAATCTCCATATATAAATCTCTCACTCTATGCTTTGTTGTACCAAAATAAAGGTGTTTTTTATTCTTATACTCAGCCCAATCTACAAATAAATCAAGCCTCTCTAAAAGTAATTGAAACAAAATTTCCATTTCACCATACTGATTAAGCATTTTTAAAATATATTTTTGGGTAGTCTTTCCATAATAACTATCAACAAATCTTTTTCCTTGTGCTTCATATTCAGCAATTTCTTTAGGAAGTTTTCTTTTGATAAGTTTTTGAATCTCTTTATCTAATCTTCTTCCATGTTGAACTCTCATATCAAAAAATACTAAACCAAATCTAATTGGTAATTCTTCCCAAAGAGTTTCCCAATACTTATTTTTATATCTTTTTTGTGCTAAAGCTTTTAACTCTGTATTTTTATTAATAATTTCTTTATAATCTTTTGGGCGGTCTTTTATTATTTGATTTACTATATCCCAACCCTCCCAATTAGGGTTATACTTTTGAGTTATCCCAAAGAGCGTATATAGACCATCTCCATCTATATTATGTACAAACCCACCCTCTTTACCTACTGTCCAATTAAAACATATATTGGACTTATCAGATGTATTGTAATCCATCGTTATCCTTTCTATTTTCTTTATTTACCTTTTATTTGTTTTAAAGTATCTAAACTACCTTTATTCCTATTCGTATAATTTTCTAGTAACTTAATCTTTTCTTCTAGTTGTTTTTTCTCTTCAATTCTTACATGCTCTTGTCTTTCAAACTTATTGGCAAAGTAAGTATATACTTGCCAAGACATACCCAAAAGAATTGAGCCCAAAATCAATCCTCCTAACATTTTATTTATCTTAGCGTCTTGCTTATCTAATCTGTTATCTACATCCTCTTTATGCTTATAATGAGCCTCTGATAACTTTTCTAATTGAGTGGATTGATTTTTTATACTACTATCTAAAGAGTTTAGATTTTCATTAACTTTAATCATACTTTCAGTCATTTGCTTTATTGAGTTATCTGTTTGTTCATATTTTTTCATCTCTTTATCATCATGCTCTTTAAATATTTCTTTGACTTCTCTAACAGCTGTAATAATAGAGCTAATATCTTTATCTTGCTCAGCACCTTTCATTTCTAAAAATCTTAGCCTATTAAATAACTCATTAGCATCATTTTCGCTTAATTTGCTTGTTTTTTCTAAGCCTTTATTAAAAAAATCCATCTAAATTATTCCTCAAATATTTTTATTTATTAGTATTTTAATATTTTAATACTTTAGTATTATTAATACCTACCTAACTCTGTATCTATGTCTAGATTATTTCTTTTAAAGGAATTATCTTTAGAAGTGCTTGATTTATTAGTATCTTTAGGGGAAGTATAATAATCTATCCCAAAAACAGCACTTGCAAAAGCACACACTGAACCAGCAATTCCTCCGAAACCACTTATACTTCCAAAGTAAGCTAAAATAATTCCTCCAACAAGAACACCAAAAACCATTAAAATAGAAGCTACCTTAAATCTTAACCTATATTTATCTTTTTCTTCTAAAGTCATTTAAGCTCTTTTTTATTTGATATATAAGTATCCTTAGTATTATTTATACTCTTATTTTTATTATAAGTATTATACTCTTTAATTTGTTCTTCATAACCATTAATAAATTTTCTATAAATACCTCCTACTTCAAGAACTAAAGGAGTACATATTCTTTGAAGTTCTTTTGTTTTAGCATTTACTCTTAAACCTTTTGTATCATAAATAACGAACTCAAAAGGTTTTTCATAAATGTACTCTTTTTGAATAATTACTTGAGGTTCCTTTTGAGAACAGCCTGAAAAGAAGAGGCTAAAAGCACTAAGGCAAATCAATATATGTAGAGGTAATTTCCCTTGAATTGCTTTTATCATAACTTACTCCTTTTTCTATTTCTTTTTGTTTAGCTTTTATTTTAGTTTCAGCTTTTAACTTAAGTATTTCGTTAGAGTGTTTTCTTTCTAATTCTTTATAATTAGCTTTTTCTATACTTAACTCTATGTCTTTATTTTTAATAATAATCTCTTGATTTTCTATTGTAGAAATCATATTATTATATTTATAGTAAGCATAAACTAAAAAAGAAATTACTCCTAAAAATAGTCCTATATAAATGTAAACTTTAATATTAGTTAAGAGTGTGCTTATATTAATCAAAATTCTATCCTCCATTCATAACTAAATATTATTTGTTTGTTTCTTTCTAAAGTATTAACATTATTAAATGCTTCGGGGTCGAATATTACCTTATGTCCTATATTATTTGTTCTTAAATCAACTCTTGTAGAATTATAAAGCTTAGGTACTTCACTAAACTCTCTAATAATTTTATCCATTGATGTATATGTTCCTGATTTCATCATCAACCTTATTTATATCTTCAGTAAATATAACAGCTCTACCTTGTCTCTCACTATTATCATAAGGGATAAACCCAAAGTGAAGATAAGACATCTCATACCAAATATAAGGTATTCCATTCCAACTATTTAATGTAGGTATAGGATATTTTCTCTTAGTATGATAATAATAGAAGTCTTTATCATCTTTGGCTTTTTCTTCAAAGTAGTAGCCATAGTTATAACTCGTATTTCTTATTTGCCATAGTAAAGTCATAAGAGGTGTTTTAAGTATACTTACTTTAGTTCTCCCTTCAGCTAAATGGAAAGAAGTTCCTTTAGGTTGAGTTTTAATATAATCCCACTCTCTTTGTATTTCTTTATGAAAACCTAGCCAACTAGGTATCCAATCAAAGTGCTTTTTTTCTCTTATAATGTCATCAGCATAATTTTCAACAGTTAAATCTGCATCAGAATTATCTCCAAACCAAATCCAACCACCTAAGAAGGAAATCCAAAATAACCAACTTGGAATCTCTCTTTTAGTTAATATATTTGTAGAATTATATTTAGATGAAACAAATGTGTATTTATCATCATCTTCTTTAATAATTAACTTATCATCTCTAGTTAATCTTGGTATATGCCAATTATTAGTTAAGAAATAATTATAACAAATAGGCCTAGTTTTATCTCTAGTACTAAATGCTATAATTAAATGAGTGATAAATATTAAACCTAGGATAACCATAGCTTGTGTGTGAAAGTATAATCCAGCTAACACCAACATTACAGCTAAGTAAGGATAAACTTTTACAAACCCTTTACCTAACCACATACATATATTTTTAATATATTTTGTATAAATCGTTCCATTTTCTTTTGTTACTATCATATTTTTCCTTTTATATTTCTTTATAATACCTTAAACATCTTTATATTTTCTTCCAAATACTATTATAACAGAATACATAAGAACATTTCTGCCCACATTCACATATTTTTATATATTTTATTTATATTACCTCTGTAAGTACTTCTTGTATTTAATACTTCTTGATACTTTTCTATAAACTCTTCTTGTGTTAAATTTCCTAAAAGTATAACTTCGTCTTGATATTTATTTGAGATATAATCTGTTTTCTCTAAATACTCTTGCATAATTTGTATCTTAGCATAGTTAGTATACTTTTCTATCCTATCTTCTGTATCCCCTAAAGGTCTAGATATTTGATAATATTCATAATAAGTAATTTCTTCTTCATTATTATCTATTCTAGTTTTTTCTTCTATATTGAAGTTAACAAGTATTTTACCTTGTAACTCTTCAGTAACACTAGGCTCTACTGAACTTTGTACTATTTTTATTTCTTGTATCTCCATACTTCTTCCTTTATTTTTGCTTTATCGTTTATTAAATTTAGTGTATAGCTTATATACTCTATTCATATACTTATGTTTAGGATAATTAGCTATAAACATATTATAATACATTGTTATATACTTATTCCATAAATTATAGCAATCTGCATACCTAAACCAACCATAATAAGCACTTAAAAAATCTACTGCCTTTGTATCTTTATTCTTTATAGCTTTCATAATCTTTCTTTTAAATTCTTTAGCTATTCTTTTTCTTATTAATACTTTATCTTTATACACAACATATCCTAAAAAGTCAATACCTTGTCTATGATTGATTTTATTTATACTATAGTTCTTCTTAATCGTTAATTGTATTTTATATAATTCTTTACTTAAAATATCTAAACATTTATGTAGAAATTTCTTATTATCTGATATGATTACTATATCATCACAGTATCTATAGTAATTTTTACATTTAAGTTTCTCTTTCATTAAGTGGTCTATTTTAGACAATGTTAGATTTCCTAAGTACTGACTTATATAGTTTCCTATAGGTAACTCTGGATGACTATTTATTATATCATCTAATAAAGCTAATGTGCCTTTACACTTAATCTTTTGTCTTATTACTTTCTTTACAACATCATTCTTAACTGAAGGGTAGAATTTATTTACATCTATCTGTAGGTAATAACTTAATCTTTCTTGTTGTACAGCCTTTTTAACTTTTTTAAAACACTTATGAACACCTCTACCTCTAATACTTTGATAAGTATCTGCTATTAATGTTTTCTTCCATATAGGCTCTAATACTTGCATTATAGCGTGATGTACTATCCTATCTGGGTAGTAAGGTAATTTATATATTATTCTTTCTTTGCCTGAATCTTGTTTAATAAATGCTGTATATGGACTTGTAGTAAAAGTTCTTGTAGTTAACTTATTATATAAATCTTCTATATAGTAGTCTAAGTAACTATCTAATTCTTTTACTTCTTTATAAAAATCTTTTCCTATCTTTGCATTATTATGTGCTTCAATTAAGTTATTTTGGTCTATAATACTTTCAATTAAATTGTTGTATCTTTTCATATTTTTCTTTCGTCTTGTTACTTCCAAACTTTCAGAATTTAATCTTACTAATATGTAATGAAGTTTAGTTATTTGTTTTGCCAAGTGGCAAGGGCTAAAGGTTCTTAGTTTACAAGATGCCTGAACCAATATTCGTGGAAACATTCGTAGAGGAATTATTCGCATTAAGCGTCCCTAGACCATCTAGAGAAGAATTATTCGCATTACCTCCAAATTTAACAATCTGGTGAATTTTAGCCCTATGTTTATTTTTATTTGTACTTTTTAATACTATTTAACCTAAAAGCAGACGCCCGAACCAACATTCGCGGAAACATATGTAGAGGAAGCATACGCAGCAAGCGCCCCCAGACCAGCCAGAGAAGAAGAAGTAGCCGCAGTACCCCCAAAGAAAACAACCCTATCTCCTGTGTTTGTCCATAATCCATCAGGTACATATGTATTAGAACTGCCTCCTACTTCAGTTGATATGAACCCATTTAAGCTAAATGTAATATTCTTGATATAACTCGCTGAAGCACTAGGCATAGTAATATTACTAGAAATATAATCTCCAGTAAAAGTATCATCAGCAAAAGTTCTATAATCAGAGTTAATGTAAGGTACTCTATCTCTTACATTTATACCATCAATAAATTTCCATATATCTGCATAAAGATTTTCTATACCTCGATAACTCATCCAAGTATCCGAAGGATTCGAAGTACTAGCATTTCCTATTGAATTAGATATACCCGTAATTACTCCAAAATCATTTCCCGTAGAGTTACCATTACCTAATATTGCTTGAGCATCCCAAGTACCAATTTCTATTAAACATAGTACTTGAATAGCATTTAGTAAATTCCAATCAATAAGATGCCATCCTGTACCATTGTTTTCAGCTTGTGTTCTAAAAGTAGCTCTTGTTTGGCTTCTTGTAGGAGTTACTCCACTAATAGATTTTAATGTACCACTATCATTATATCCTTCATAAGCAGGATAGTATCGGTGTGCTACTTCAACACCACCTTTAATAAATGCTGGATGTAAAGTATAGCCAGTGTCTTGTGTTAATGAAATACTGACATTTTTAGCACCTTCAGTATTATCAAACTTAACATAAAATTTAGGTATCTCTACCATAACATTCCCGTCAGTACCATCTAAGTTAGCTAATGTTCCATCTGCTTTATAATTTGAGTTAGTAGGATGTAAATAATAATTTACTGTTCCATCTATGTTTAAAACACATCTTCTCATTAAAGCTTGAATGGCTTTATAATTTGAAGAACCTGTTCTAATGTATATATCATTAGTATTATTCCAAGTTATTCCATAAGCACCTGTGTATACTATATCTAACCCAGAGAGTAAATCTAAAGTTTCTTGTTTAGTATAATAATCATCTAAAGCAGTATTTAATTCAGTATCTGTTACATAATCATCTAATACATCTAAACTAACAACACCATCAAATACTCTTTTATCTTGCCAATAAGTAGGACTAATATTAGGTTGTTGATTAGTATGTTTTGTATCACCTACATTATAAATACTAATATATTCAATTCCTCCATAAATACAAGTATCATATAGCTCATATTCGACATCTGTACTATACTGTTTTCCTGAACCTTGTATGCTATCTCTTTGTTGCTCCATTAACTGTTTCATTGTTAAGTTATTTGGAGCTAAACTTAATTCATTTTTACTTGGTAATGGCATTATTTTCCTTTATTTTTATCATATACCAAGAGTTAATACCCTTGGATAATTATATCTACAGTTCCACTTGTTAAGTTATTGTTTTCATCATAACAATAAACTTCATAAGGAGTTCCTGATTTATCTACTTTAGAAATCCTAGCGTTTCCACCATCATCTTGAACCGTAACATTTACTGATTTTATTTTACTAAATGTTTTTATAAGGTTAAGACTATAACCACTAATAGGTACATTTACATCCTCGAAACTTTCAAAAATATCTTGAGCGTCAATGAATAAACTAAACTCTTCTATCTCAGAGATTACAGTATTAGTACTTTCAAAAACAACTTGTAAGTCATATTCTACAAAAGGAACAACTTCGTAACCTGAACTATATAAGGAGTAGTTAGGGATTGTCCAAAAATTTTTAATATCTTCTTCCCAAAATTCTGTACCATTTTCTTCCCAAAAAGGTAATATATCCCTATTTCTTATATAATAAGTTGGTGTTCCTTTTCCAATAAACCTAAAGTCTAAAATACCTTTTGCATCTGTTATAAATGAAGTTTCATAGATACTTCTATAAGTATATTCATTGTCCCAAAAAGGTAGTTGGTCTACTCCCCAAAACTCATTCAGAGTATCATCCCAATGAGGCGAACTATTTGAGTACCAATACATATCAAAATCAGAATCCCAATAATTATTAGAATCCCCTTTCCAAAATTCACTTGCATTAATCTCTGTTATTAATTTGTTATCTTCTAAATAACAATTAGTATAATCTCCTACAAATGTTGGGTGAAAATCTTTAGTATATACTAAGTTACTAAATAAACTTTCTTCAATATTAAAAGTTATTTTTGAGGTATATTTACTTAAATTTCCTGCTGAATCAACTGTTTTTAATAAAGCCGTATAAAGCCCATTTTGTAATTTCAAATGACTTAGGTAAGGTGAAGATGTAATAACACCTTTTTGTATTTTAGTAGCACTATTCCAATCATAATTTAGTCCATATTGATACCTAATTTCATACCCACTAAAATCTAAAGGTTTACTTAGACAATCAAAAGTAAACCTAATATTCTTAGTATCAGTTATTTCACAAAAAAAGTAATCTGCTTTAGGGGGAGCTTCTGCTGTTTTACTTATTAAATAAGGCTCACTTTTATTTCCACTAGAATCCTCAGCCTCTATTTTAAAATTCTTTGTATCTAATCCATAGATAATATCTGTTTTAAAAGCATCTTGATTAAAAGAACCATAAAATTTATCCTCTAAATAAAGATTATAATGTTTAAAATCTGAAGCTTTACCTAAGTAAGTAATATTAAAGGTAAATTCATTACCACTTTCAGTAACAGTTATATTATCAATATCTAAAGGACTTATCTGCTTACCATCAACTGTATAAAGTACTTGTAAAAAATTGCTTGGATTATCTACTTCTTGTATATAGACTCTATAAGGTATTTCTAATAACCCAACATTTTTAGCAATATAGGAGTTACCTTTTACTCCTTTAGCAATATATATTCTATTATCTTGTATATTGTCCAATTCTATAAAGGGTATCTCTAATTCAGGGTCATCATTATGAGGGATAGCATATATATCATAAGTACTTGTTGATATAGCAGTCCAAGACATAATTAAATTAATTACTCCTCTACCGTCATCTGAACTCTGAACTTCATCTAATACTTCAAAAGTTAATAATCTATTCGCCTCTAAAACAGATGGCTCAATAGTAGTAATTTGGTCATTACTATAATTAAAATCTAAGATACTAGGATTATAATCAGAACCTTCTATTTTAAAATTAAATTCTCTATCAGTTCTTGTAATACCAGTAACTCTAATTAATAAAGCATCATTATTATTTTCTCCAAAAATGTAACTATTATATTGACTAATACCTGAAGTATCTAATAGAGGTATCTCAAGAGTATCTGTTAAGTCTGTGTTAGTTATATAATAGTCTTGAAAGATATTTCCAACTTGGATTTTTAAAGTATAATCTTTATCAGAGATTAAAGTAACAGGTTCTTCTAAAATTACTGAAGTTGGTGTCACTTCTTGTATTCTTCCTCCACTTCCCCAAAGAGGAATATCATTTTGAACAGCTACAACATCTCCAACTTCACAAGGAAGTCCTTTTATATTTGTTTCAAAAGAAACTGTTCTTCTTTGAAATTTAGTGGTAGCCAACATATATCTACCAAATATAATAGCTTCCTCTTTAGTCGTTATCCCTATTGCGTTTACTGTTGATGTTTTGGGATTTAAGGTAGTATCCGTTAAATTTTGGTCTAGTATTGTTATTGTATTTAATTCGTTTCTTATACTAGTATCTGCATACTGTATTTCTAATTCAGTTGCTAAATCTGCAAGAGGAGTATATGAAATATTAAATGATTCTTTCTTTATATCCCCTACATTAAACATATAAGATATAGGCTGTATCCCATCAAAAGTACAAGAATATTTATTACCTCTTAATAGAATTTGACCTCGACCTATTTTACCTACTTTTTGACAAGCATCCCAAGGGTTTGTTAAAGTATCAAACACCCCATTAAAATTTAATTGCAAAGGATGTCCTAAATTGGTTAAAGTGATAAAATCAGTACTAGCAAAATCTAATAAAAAATCTATATTAGCTATATTAGAAGAATCAAAATTAGAATTATACTCACTAAAACTAAATAAATAAAATTCCCCATTTATATCTACATCTTCTGTTATACTTATTAAAGTATTAAACTGAAAAGTATTTTTGGAATTATCTGTAATAATAATTCTTGATAAACCTTTATTATAAGTAGATAATTCAATAGAGCTTATTTCTTGAAGTATTTCTGACTTATAAACTTTTAGAGTTCTTTCTGAACTATTATATATAAGTCTATCTATAGTATAGACCTCATTATTACTTATAATAGTTTCTTCTCTTAAAAACTCTAAATCACAAAAACTAGCCCACTCTGAAAACCTTTCAAAATCTACTTGAGAAGGTTTTATCTTAGCCCCATAGAAAGGGTTAGTTAATATATCGTAGCATACCCATGCTGGGTTATTACTTCTTGCTTTAAAGCTCTCAGAGTAATCATCAGAAGTATAAATATCTAAATCTTTTCTAGTTACTTTTGTAGTTACATTAGGTTGTTGATTTTGTATACTATCAGTTGCCTTTATTTTAATACCTAACTGAGAAACCCCTCCATAATTTAGGTCTGTTGTATTTATTTCTTCTAAGTATGAAAATGTCATATCTGTTTTATATAAATGATATTTAGTATTACTAGGTATAGGAGATAATCTAGTAACTATAAACTCATATTTACCTTTTGTAAGATTTACACCTAAATCATCACTACTAACTAAAAATTTAACTTTGCTAGTTTTATTAGCAGTATAACTAAGAGTATTATTTCCTCCTATATTAACATTTCTATATCTTATTCTATTTTGTTTTTGTAATTCTAATTCTTCAGCATGGGATATATTACTATTATTATATATTTCCCAATCTGACCATACATATTTTTGTACTGTTCTGTAATAGTCTCTTCTTCGTTTCCTAAATGTTTGTAAAGTACTTATACTGAATTGCTTTTGATATATTGGGGGGTTAAAGTAATTCCAAGTAGATTCCCCTTTAATCCTATACCCTATGGAATAGCTAACTGTAACTGGAAGGTATCTATTTTTTTTAGCATATAAATGATAAAGTCCTTCCATAAATTCAAAGTGTAATTTAAATCTATCTATATTATCACTTTCTGACTCAAATATATAAGACTCATTGTAAGTCAGCGTTTCTGTAACATTACCATTATTATAAGAGGTATCATCAAACCCTTTCATTATTGATTGATTAAAAGTACCATCTCGGTAATAGAATACACCATCATTTACACTACTCACATAGTTATTGTAAGGTTGTCCGTTGAAGTAAATATCAGCAGAAGATATTTCTTCAATTTCACCATAACCGAGTGCTAATTGTATTGCTAACCAATCATCTCCATTTTCATAGTAACTGAACTTGTTTATTTCTGTTCCACCTACTACTTGAGTTCCATAAACAATAGGTATTACTGAATTTATATCCCTATTAGTACTAATACCCTCCCATGTATAAGTTTTTGATTCACTTATATTACTATCCATATTAGTTTCAGGTATATCAGGTGCTAACATTTTATTAATTAGCATCATACCACCAATAATAAGACCTGTTGCTAGGGTATAGGCTATTGCTGTAGCAATTACAGAAGTACCAATATAGGACATAATAATACTTGCAACTGCGGCTATAGCTGAAAATTCTTGATAAGGAAAGTATACTATAATATCATTTTCTTTTACAAGTATATTTTCTTGTTCTTCTTTCTCTTTTATAAGTTTCCCATTATAAATTATACAATAATTTGTTTCATCTAATTCATTTTTTCTAGCATAATCTATTAAATACTTTCCATGAAGTTCTGTTCTTTTATTTTGAATATTAAGTTTAAAAGGGTTAGGAATTTCTGTAATAAATACTGTACCAAAAGAAAATGTATTTATATTTATATTTTTTATTGTTTCGTTGTAGGAATCTCTTATATCAACAAATGCCATATTAGCTTTTGTGATAGAGTAATCTTGAACTCCTTTTTGTTTCATCATATTTCCTTTTAAATTCCTATAAGCTTATTTTGGTAAGTAGTACCCTACAATTCTATTTTTATATATTTTATCTGTAACCTTAGTAACCATAACTCCTTTATCAGCAGTCATATGTATAAAATTATTTTTATCAATCATAAATCCTACATGACCTATGACTCCATAAGGATTTTTCATTAAGACTATTGTATTCTCTTGTTTAGGAACTTCTTTAAAATAATCTATATAATTAGTTTCTGTAAATAATTTATGACTATGTAGTAAGTCTATTCCTAAGTAATTTAAATTAGGTATTTTAACATTTCTTCTTTTTCCTATTTCTATAACTAAAGTCATACAATCAAACCCCTCATTAATATTTTGTCCATCATATTTAAATTTACACTTTAATAAATCTAAATAATCATATTCATACTTTTTCATTTAACCCCTTTTTATTTAAACTTTTATAATCGCTCTTCTAGTTAATCCTTGGAAACCTAGGAAAGGTAACCCTACTCTTTCATTATTAGTATTTAATCTATCTTCATCAAATCTTTCTTTACAACTTTCTATAGTTTTATTACAAAAAGTAAAGTTAGTTCCTGCTCTTCCTGAAGTTGCATAAGGACATCCTGTAAACACATTATTAAAAGTTCTCTGACAATGGGATGGATTAAACTTTTGACTAGGAAAAGGAATCCTCATAGGGTTTTGACCCATACTAAGATTAAAAGTTACATATTGGTGATTTGTAGAAACATCTCTTACAATAAATTCTTCATATAAAGTATCATCAGGATTAAGGATAGGTGTAAGTCCTAAATGATTTTCATGTACAACTCTTAATCCTATAATCCACTCTGACCCAAAATTGGGGTCTTGTTCTACCATTTGTCCAACTATTCTATCTACATTCTGTATATTTAGAGGGACTTTTGGGAGTGTTCCTGTGGTAGCTTGTGGAACTTCTCCAATAGTAACATTAGTAGGTTGATATATTTCATTATTAAATACTACAGATTCTGTATTTACACAAAGGTTACTTATTAATACACCTTCAGGATTTTTTATAGTTAATAAAGTTATCCAAGCTTTATCCTGAAATAACTTATCAGCTTCTTCTAAAGTATCTTGACTAAATTCTCTCATATTCTTCCTTTACTTATCTATATCTCAGTAAATTTCATAGAAATATCTTTAACAAAAGGTCTCGACCCATCCTGAGTTATATCAATAGGCTCATTAAATCTTACAGCATATTGTTTGAAATTATTTGTTTCATCTTTATCTGTAGGGTGTGTAAAAGTAAAAGGAGTATATAAATTAACTAAATCATAAAAATCTTCTAAAACTTTAGCTTCTGCTATTGTTCTTGTGTTAAACTCTAAGGTAAAAGTCTTTCGTTGTTTTGTAGACCATGGCCTTACTAAAACTGTTCCATTTTGCATTTCAACTGTAACTGTATTATCTTCACCTTGTGTTTCTAAATTGGTTGGATAATTACAACCATTAACCCCCTCATAAGGAGGAAATTCCAATTCAGGTAATGCCATACATCCTCCTTAAACTCTTCCATTATTACTACCAAAGGCACTTCTTATTCTACTATCTGTTTCTTTAGCTTGAAGCATTATAGTTACTATTTTTTCATACTCATCATTATCATTCTTTTTCGTTATTTGTTCTATCATTTTTGCATCAATATCTGTTCCAGTTTTATTTTCAATATTTATAGATACAGGAGAATTCACTACTGTCCCTCCAGCATTAGAACTTGGTACAGACCCAGTTTTATTAATATAATCTAACATAGGTCTTGTTTGAGGATTTACTGATGATTTTTGTGTAATATGTTCTCCTCCCATAGCCATAATAGTAGTACCATTTACTTGTCCTAGATAGAGGTCATCTTTTGTACCCGAGCCTCCTGTTAAAAGACCCCCACTAGCATATCCTTTAACTCTTCCATTAGGAACTCCATCTATAAGACCTCCTTTTGCTAAGCTTAAACTTCCAAAGTACATATCAGTAAGAGGAGTAGATACTGCTGTACTTGCTACACTTGAAGTAACCGCTGATGCTCCACTTGAAAAAAGAGAACCTATTCCAGAAGTAACTATACTACCAATTCCACTTACTGCTTGTTTGACTATTAATGTTCTTATTAATTCTTTATAAATTTCTTGTATAACACTTTTAGCTAAATCCCCCATATCCATAAAGCCCTTATTAGTTACGTCAAAGAAATTCATAAATCCATTTTCTAAAGATTGTAACCCTACATTACCTACCTGTTCTAATGCCTCTGTAATTGTTGGTATGCTGTCTTTATAGGACTGTAATGCTTTAGCGAATCCTGAGTTACCATATTTATCAAAGCTATCTAAAGTTTCTTTTAGTTTATCAGATTGTAAGTTTAAATCTCTTAAATCTTTTATTCTTTGTTGATTCTGTAAATACTCAGCTTTAGTTATCTCTCCATTTTGAAACTTCTGTTCATTTTTGATTTGTAATAAAGTAGTTTCTAGTGGGATTCTATCTTTTATAGCAACTTCTTGAGCTTCTATTTCATCTGTTATTTCTCTTTCTTTATCTATAAGAGAAGTTGAAAAAGAAGCTTTATCATATTGTAAACTTAAAGCTTTTATCTTAGCTATTTGATTTTGTATGTTTTTTTCATCTTGTAGATTACCAAGAAGTTTTCCTCGTGTATTTATCTCTGCTAATAATAATGAGTCTTTATCTTTATATTGCAAAGCTAATTGAGCTTCAGATACTTGTTGTCTAATAATTTGCTTTGTTATATTGTCTTGTCGTCTTTTTTCTTTCTTAGTTTGTTTTTCTTGTTGCTCTTTTAAATCAGAAATTCTTTTAGAAGAGTTTAGAAATAAATTGTTAGCATCAACAAGATTCTGTAATAAAGCTTTTTGAGTATTATATACATTAATCTTTTCCTCATTTATTCTTACTTCTTCTTTATTTGCATTTAAGCTATTTTGCCTTAAACTATCTATTCTTGACTCTATTTCAATTATAGCACTACCTGCCCCTTTAAAAGAATCCACATTTAAAAAAGATATATCTTCCCCAAGAGTTGATAACCTTGCTTTTACAGTATTTACTGTCTTAGGCAATTCTTGAAGTGTTCTTTGTATTTTTGTTTCTAATATATTTTGAAGCTTAGGCAGTTCTTCAGTAGAAGCAATATTAATAGCCTTATTAAAAGAAGTCATACTATTTTGAATATTAGTTAAATCTGCTGTACTAAAAAAGTCAAAAGTTTCTTTAAATACTTTTGTATCTTCGGTAATATCTTCAATAGGTTTTTTTAATTGTTCTAATCTTGTTCTATTTTTTTCAATTTGAGTTTCTAATAAAGTATATTGTTTACTTGTGCTATCTAAAGTTTTTAATTGTGCTTCTTGTAAACCAATAACTCTTGTCAAGGAAGTTATGTTCTTCTGATTCTGCTGTTCTAAGCCTTTACTTGATAAATCATTTAAAATATTTTGATATTCTTGTGTACTTTTTGTTAACTCTTTTTGTTGTTTTTTAACACTGTTTAATTGTTGTTCTAATCTCTGAATTACATCAAAACTTTCATTTTTCTTAGTTGCTTGTGCAATCATTGCTTCTAATACTTGTTGGATTTGAGTTAATTCATATTTAGTTCTTTTAAGAGTTTGTTCAGAACCATTCTTACCAAAATTTTTTAAACTATCATCTACTAACTTCAGCTTTATATCTATTAAATCTGCTCCTTCTGAAAAAGAAGAAGAAATTGATGACCAAAAACCAAAAAAGTCAGATAAAGCCATCCTATTATTTAAAGTAGAAATATACCCAATAAGCCCTTCAAATACTGGTTTAAAAACATTATTATAATCACTAAGTATATTATTTGCAAATTTAGACCAAGTCTTTCTATAATCCTCAGTAATATTTTTTGCTTTATCAATCTCATCAGAAGTTACATTAAGAGATTCTCTTAGATTAGTCTGTATTTCATTTGCATTATTCTGTAATGCTTGAAATACATTCTTTGTAAGAACTTCAACTCCAGAAAGAGCCTCATTATAACTTTCTCTACTATATGATTTAATTGTATCTAAAAATCCTAATAAAGCTTTATTACTTTCTTCTCCACCTTGGGCTATTTGTTTTGCTAGGTTTTGTTGATTAACTCCTATTTTTTGAAAAAAGTTTGAAATAGCTCCTGTATCTTTCCCTAAAGCAATAGTAAATTTTCTTATTTGTGTACCAATAGTTGATGCGTTAAAAGAAGCATTAGATAAAGCACTAGCTAAACCATTTACAGCATCAATAGTTAATCCAATAGCTTTCGCAGAAGCTAAAGCATAGTTGGCAAAGGTATTAATGTCTTGTGTACCTAATCTTGACTTATTTGCTAGGTATGCTAATTTAGCCCCTAACTCATCGACACTAGCAATAACTTGTCCAAACTCATTTCTTCCAAATACTTGTGTAAAAGAAATAATTGAACTGGCAGACTGTTCAATACTATCTCCTGTTAATAAGGCTAATTTAATAACTACCTCAGAAGCATCAGCTACCTGATTTAGTGCTAATCCAGCTCTTGAAAGTTCTAATGCAACTTTATTAATACTATCTAATTGTTCACCATATGTTCTACCTAAATCTGCTAGTTTGCCTTCTAGGTTAGAAGCACTTGAAGCACTTATATCTAAGATAGTTTGAAGTCTTTTTATTCCTGATTCATATTCTAAGATATACTTTGTTCCTACTCCTACTGCTTGAGTAATCCCTGCAATAATTGCAAATAATGCTGAATACCCTAAAGCTCTAACTCCAGCTGATTTTGCAAGACCTCCTATAGAAACATCACTAAGCTCTGCTTTTGTATCTGCTACTTGATTTTTTAATTCCCTATACCTTGCCTTAGCAGTATCTAACGTTTTTAAATCAGAAGTTGTTAGATTTATAATTCCTTTTTTGGATAAATTACTAATTATTTCTTGTTGATGTTTTATCCCTTCCATTTGAGAAGATAAGTTTTTTAAGTCTTTACTAGAGCCTAGTGTTTTATAATGCCCTTGTAAACTTCTTACTTCCCTATTCAAACTAGAAAACTTATCTTCAATTTTAGTAATCTCATTACCTTGACTCCTTAACTGAGAAGGAGTCACATTTAAAAGTTTATTAATATCTGTTACTTGTTGTTTTATAATAGAATATTTACCTAATGAAGTTTGTAATTCATTACTTATTTGGGCAGAAGTGAGAGTATCATCTTTTTTAAGTTTAATAATTCTACTTTGTATCTCTGCTAGTCTTAAATGATTTTTTTCTAATGTTTTATAAATATTACTTTCACTATTAAGAGTTGCTAAAGCTTTTTCTGTTTGAACTCCAATTTTAGTAATATCTTTTTCTAGCTTTTCTAATCCCTTTGAAATATTACCAGCATCTAAGACTAAGGTAGTTGTTTGTGTTTGATTATCATTAGCCATTGTTTTCCTTATTATTTTGAGAACACTTATTTCTCAAAACATCATTTATAAATATTTTCAAAATAATACCCTTTATATAGCTAAAGGACTATTTTCCTTTAGCTTTTTCTAGTCTTTCTCTTTCGGTTGTACTTATCTGTGTTTTTATTAATTTAGATGTTATTATGAAAAAATTAGATTGGTCTAGTATAGTACCTTTATTTGGTAAATAACCATCAGAGTAAAACTCATAGCTACTCTGTGCTTCATCTAATATACCCCAATCTGTATCTGAGTGAGGACAGCCTTTAAAAGTATATTCTTTAACTTTATAAGTTTGATAAAAAGGAGGCTTATCTCCTTTATAATCTTTTCTTTTACAACCTCTTGTTATCTTGTCTCTATCAGTACAAGTTGAGCAATTCCACTCTGAGAATTTTTCGTCAAATTGTACTGCTAAGACTTTTTTAATTCCTCTATTTCCTTACCTTTTAAAATAGAAGTTACTCTAATCTGAGTTGCTAAATCAGCAATCCACTCTCTTGGTAATGAGTCTAATATTTTATCTGTAATATCTTTTTTATCAAAATTTTTTAATGAACCATCTATTTCAATATCTTCAATTTTTACTAATTTTAATTTAACAGTATCATAATTTACTACGCCCTCTTCTGAGAAAATAACTCCATCTTCTGCTTTAATAATATGTGCATTTATTTTTTCATATTCTCTATTACTTAAAGCTTTATAGTAGAATTTAGTAGGCTTTTCTTCATCAATCTCATCTGTTGGAGTCCAAATAAATTCTTTATCTAAATCTAGTGTTACTAATTGTCTTTTTGCCATATCTTTCCCTTTTATTGTTTTTAGGTAATTAACCTTTATAAAAATATGAATTTCTTTTCTATAATATCTTTATAAAAGATAAACAGAAGAACCTAGAAGATTTAACTTCTAGATTCCCTTTTTAGTAGCAATATATACATCTCTACCATTTACATCATCAAATGCTTCAAAAGTAATTCCTTGAGAAATTACTCCTGCATCGTCACTTCTTGAAAGCTCACTTGTAAGAACATTTGGTAAATATATAATAATTTCGTCACCGTTGCCATTAACAAGTTCTACAAATACAGTAGCAGATTGATTTTGTTTATATCTTAAAATATCAGCAAAAGTATCTAAGTCTCTTGTAAAAGAAATTGTAGTTTGTTTAGCTGTTGTAATCTTCTCTCCAATGCCACTAGAATTGATAAATTGACGGTCATTAAGTGTATTAGTAATTGTTAGAGTTAAATCAGAAACTTCATAAGTATCTCCATCAACTCTGAATCCTAATCTCTTTGCTACCATTGGTTGTTCACCACATGAAATAGTTGGTGGTGTTGGTTGTGTAGTTGTATTAATAAATGTCTCTGTCCCTTCTAAAGAGTGAGAAACATTAATAATTTGTCCTGCTGAAACATTGAAAGTAGAAGTAGCTGTAACTAATCCTCCAAAGTCCATAACTTCGTCAGGACTTCCACCTTCATATTGTCTTACAGCAAGTGTAGAGATAATCTCGTCTGGTTTTGCTCCAGTATATAAATCATAAACACCTGTTGTAGTAGCAACTTCTGTAACAGTTCCTGCCCCTTTATCAACATTAGCACCTTTTTCTATATAAGCCCCAAGAGAATTTTTATATAAATAATGCCCCCTTAAGTTTCCTGCTTCAGCTCCACTTACTGGCTTAATCCCCAGCTCAATATCTCCTGTAAAAGAGTTACTCTCAGTTCCTGCGATTGTTGGGCAATTTCTAAATGAGTAGTTTAAGTTTTCTCTAGTCAAAGCTTCAATAGAAAGAGAACCAAATGATGTAGTTTGAAATAGAACAGCATCAGTGCTAGCCCAAGCTGAACCTATATTAGCCCATCTGTTTGTATTAGTAAAATCTTCTAGTGTTAAATTTACTGCAACTTCATCTTCTGTTCCTAAGAATCTATAAAGAGTTCCACCATCATCAACGATAGTAGCAAGTGTTCCATCTGTTCTAGCAAGTAAATTAGCAGAAACTTCAGTAGAAAGATAATCAGCAGTACTTGCTTTAGCTTGACCTCTAGTTGTCTCTTCGGCAAGGTATATAACTGAACTTTTCGTTAGCTTTGCCATTATTTTCCTTTGTATTAGTTTATTTGTGTAATTAGTTTATTTTTATCTGTTTTGTTTAAAGTCTTACGACTGCGTTCTCCACTTAACAAGTAAAGAAAGTTCTCCCTCTTTTTTAGGATAACTAGTATCATTATCCCACTCAGTCCCTATTATATCTCTATCTAAAATAATCTTCCAAAGAGGATTATCTGTTAAAATAGCTGTTTCAACTTTATCTTGAAAATCTAAAAATTCAAGAGGATTATTATCAGACATTTCTAAGAACATTCTTATTCTAATCATCATAACCCTATCATATTCACAACCATCTTCTGTTCCTATATTTCCATTTAACTCATTTGTAGTACCATCTATTTTTATATAACATGATGGGAAAGTATTTTCTTGAGTTAGTGCTATATTTTTACTTATTTCTACTTTATTAAAAATATTTGAGTATTCAATTATATCTTTAAGTTCTTCTATAATCTTTCTAGTAGGAACTAATCTTTCATCATCCATATTTTCCCTTTATATTTTATTAAGTATTCTTGAGATACTACTTCGGTATTGTTTTTCAAAAATAGCTTGTAATCTTTCAAAGTATCTATTCCACTTACTAAATTTATCACTATTTTGTAAAATTTCAGCATATTTATATCTCTTCCCTTTATATATTCTAAAAACTGTTGTACCCTCATCTCCACCATCTAATATATTAGAAGTTTTGTGAGTATAAGATATTAAGTTACCTTTTCTTTTATAGTTATTTGGTCTATATGTATCAACTCTAATATCTATTAAGTTTCTCATTAAATTACCTGTTCTTTTATGAGGGAAATCAGTTTTACCATCATTAATACTTCTATTCATTAACTTTCTTTGTTGAACTTTTAATAGCTTACTTTTTAAATTATTAACTGAATCAACAAAATTCTTAACTTTTACTTTAAAAGATTTTTCAGATTTAGCTATAACTGTTTTTCTTAATTGGTTAAACCCTTTTATAGTAGCCATAACTTATCCTACCATAGCTAAGCTTCTACCCGAGTAACTATAAAAAATATCCGATAAATGCTTAGGAATAGAAGATTCTCTATAAGTAGTTTCAGACCCATCAACATCTTGTACTCTTGAGATAATATCAGCTTTAGCTTTTCTTCTATCATATCTTAATTTAATAAGTTCGTAAAAAGCCATTCTTAAATCATCAGGTACAATATCATATCCTACATTTAAATCTAAGAGATAAGGTTTTCTCAGATTAGTAGGTTCAGAAAGTAATTCAAATTTATTATTATAAAAATAATAATCATAATCCTCTGTGAGAGTGCTTCCTTCATAAGTTACTTTATTAAGTGTATAAGGTTTTATTCCAATAAAATATTTTGTTTTGTTTTGTCTAGGAAAGATTTCAAGAGTAAGTGTATCAGACTCATTTATAAAAACATAATAAAAGTAATTAATCGTAAGAGATTGATTGTTAGGTATTGAGCCTGAGCTTAAACTTGTAATAGTTCCTTCTTCATAATTAACTACATAATCTGTTCCTTCTACATATGTCCCAAGATGGTCAATAGAAAGTTCTTTTATGTTCTTATGAATGAGTTGAGTTTCAGTATCATGTTCAAGAGTAATTGTTTCGGAATGTTGTTCAGTATCTCTTACTAAAGCAATTCCGAATATCGTGTAAAGTTCTTTAAGAACTCCTCTCATAATACTAGCATATTCAGTATCGTTTGTATTATCTTTAATACTAAAGCTAAGTTTAAAGTCCGTAAAAGAAGTTTTCATTTAAACCCCTTACTTAGCTTCTGTTTTTGTTTCTGTCTTAGGTTTAACTTTTGTTCTAGTTGTTTTTGTTTCTGTTTTCTTTGGAGATTCTTTAGGCTCTGTTTCTATTTGTTTCTCTTCAATTTGTTCAAATAATTCTTTAAAAGTATTTAGTAAGTACTTACCATCAGTATCAGATAGTTCATAAACTTTCTCTAAGTCTTTTCCTTTAAAAGATTTTTGAACAGAAGATAAATTAAAGTCACCTTTGTATTTTAACTTCATTTAATTCCTTTCTTTAAGGTTTTTTTATTTTATTTAATAAGAAAGAGGTTTCCCTCAATCTTATTAAGCTACATTAATGTTTACACCATAAGTAGCATATTTTCTAGTTGTATCAACTGGGAATGTCTCATTCAACGAATCAAATAGCCCTGAGCAACCAACATACCCTGATAAAGTGATTTGTTTAGTTTTGTTAATAATATTTCTATCAGTTTCTACAATTGGAGAACCATATGTGTACATTTTGAAGAAGTTTTTATTAATCATAATTGCTGAATCAAAAGTATTATTAGCACCAACTGCATCAACAACACCTGTTGCATTAGTTTTTTGTGGCATATATGAAGACATATAAACTGGAACACCCATAAATCTAGCAACTTGTCCATCATTTGTTTGAGGGTTAACTGCTTGGAACACATCTTTAGCTCTAGCCATTCTTAGGTATAAACCTTGAGTAACTAATAAAGCAACTTCGTTATTAGCAACAGCGTTAGGGTCTAAATAAACTCCACCTTTTAATCCCATTTCTTGAATGTATTTGATTAAGTTATCATCAGATAAAGAAGCTCCACCGAAGTCTACAGTTTCTTTTTCTTTAGCAATAAATCTTAAACCTTTACCAAATTTTTCAACAATGTCAGCATCACCTGCTCCAAAGTTTGCATCAGGGTGAGTTCCTGCATTATTACCATTAATAGCAAATGATTCTACAGCTCTTGCCCAAGAGTTTTGTAAAGCACCTAACTTGTTAGAAGCAATATCAATAATACTTCTATTTTCAGCTAAGTAAGAGTAAGAAGCATATCCACCAATATCATACACGAAATGTTTCATTTTGTTGAATGTGTTAGTAGTTTCTTTAGAATCTTGTCCTTCACCAATAACTCTCATTGAAGCATCTAAGTTATCAATAGTAACTGCTAATGCTAAATCTTCTACTTCTTGCATTGGTAAAATTTTACCTAAAGTAGTTTGAGACCACATATCTTTAGCTAAGTCTGGTGATAAAATATCTGACTCAATTACTAAATCAACTAAATCTGCTGATAATGTTGGAGCTTTAGTTTGTGCTAATTTTTCTAAACCATATTTATCTGCATCAGATAATTCTTGTCCAAGACCTTGTCTTAGTTTCTTAGCAATAATACCTTGTGTTACTACTGATTTTTCTTCAGCAGTTAAAAAATCTGTAGAATTTTTAGAGAAAGTCTCTTTTGGAGCATTTGCTTTAGGCATTTTTGTTTCTACTTTTTCTTTAATCATTTTTTCAAATTTAGACATAAATTTATTCCTTGTTTATTTTTATTTTAGTCTTACAGATTACTCTGTATCTTTTGCAAGTTCAGCTTCAACATATCTTTCAATTTCTTCAAGTCTATCAGCTAACTTATCATATGCTTCTGCAATCTCTTCTGGTTCAGCTTTTACTAAATCAAATTCAAAAATAGAAGGCTTTTCTTGAACCACTTTAGGCTCATCAACTTTTGTTTCTTGAACTTCTTTAGGCTCTTCCTTAGTTGGTTCAGCTTTAGGTTCAACTTCAGTAGTTTCTGAAGGTGTAGAAGGTTGTTCTTCTGAAGTTTTAGCTAAATCTTCTTTTGGTTCTTCATTAGGTTTCTCAGTTGGTTTTTCACTCGTTTCTGAAGGTTGTTCTTGAGTCTCTTTTGAGCTAACTTCTTCTTGCGAATCCGTTTCAGAGTCTTTTGTTTCAACCTCTTTTGGAGTTTCCTGAGTTACTTCTTCCGAAGGTGTTTCTGTTTCAGTAGATTTAGTTTCTTTTTGTTTATCTTTCATATCTTTCCCTTTTGTAATAACCTCTTGATTAATTTCTTTCCCTATAGTTTCACCAATTCTTAGTGATTCTTCTTCAAGAGTTTGTTTAAATAATTCCATTGCTGAGTTGATATTTGTAACCATCTCAGTTCTATCATAACTATCCGACCATTCAAATTCATAAATATTATCTTCTATAGTTTGAATGAAATATCTAAACATTTGCCATAAATTATCATCTACATTCCAAATTTCTGACATAGTTTCTTCAATAGTTAATCCCTTGATAATATTTTCTTGGATACTTTTAGTTAAAGCTTCTTTAGTTTCTTTATCCATTTCTTTCCCTTTAGTTTTTTCAGCTTCTTTCTTTAAATCCTCTAAACAATCACAAGGCATATTAGGATTCATAGATTTGATTTGGTCAACTGAACATTGAAGTCCAATACAACCTTTATCCATATTTATTGATTTCATATTATCAATAATAGCTTTTGGATTACTGGCAATTGGTACGAGAGACACCTCATATACGATTCCCTTAGTAAATGTTAAAGTCTCTTGTCCATTGATTTCTCTATATTCACCATCTTCAACAGTAAACCCTATTGAGAATGAATAAAGACCTTTTCTTAATCTAGCCCATTCTTTTGAATCCATAGTGTCTTTATAGGCTTTACCTTTTAAGTAAATACCGTCAGGTCTATGTTCTAATTCAATTTCTCCAACTACATCTTCAAGTTTATGGTTAAGAAGTAGTCTTTTAGCAATAAGTTCAAATTGTTTTGTATCAACAAATTCACTATCTAAATCAACTACTTCTTTACCATTATCAAACATTTTAGAAGCATACCCTTCTAAAGTAATCTCGTCTTGACTTTCTGAAATATTAAAGTTCTTACTAGATATACTAATATTAATATTCTTATTAATCTTCATTATATTCCTTTTTCTTCATCTTCTTTGAAATTCTTAAAAGATGAATAGGTTTTAAATTTAACTTCATTTTTACTCATATAAACTATCCTTATAGTATTTTTTCTCATATACTAAGAAATCTTCCCAAGTCATATTACATCCTAAGGCTTGAAATACTTTGTAAGGGGCATCTCTATTTCCTATATGGTCACTTAAAGAGGTTACATTTTCTTGTTCTGGGAACTCTTTACCTACCTTATTTTGTTTCATTAAATTATACTCAGCAGTTACAATTTGTAAATTCGAGGATATGTGTAATCCACTCATTAGATTTGAATTAAGTGGGTATATATGGTCAACATGAAGATGAATCCCAAATTTATTGGCTCTTTCTAAACAAGTTTCATATATAGTATCAATTAGGAACTCTTCTAATTCAGAGTCGTAAGAATACTGTTTTGGATGACTTCTTTTTTTAACACTTCTTATTCTTGACGTTTTTCTATCTTGTATTCTTAATTCTATATTTTCGTTCATTGCCTTAATACGTTCTTTACTTCTACAAGATAAGCAAAAATTACTGTATCCATGTAACATGTTTTTATTTATTACAAAGTTATTTTCTAAATCCTCTAATGTTTTTCCCTCTAATCCACAGGTGGTACACTTTCTTTTATAAAGTCTAATATCCTCTTGTAATATATGATTTTTCCTTTTAGCATTACATACCTTACATAAATTTCTATGATTAAAAGGGGTACGATTACATTCTATGAATAATATTAAACTTCTTTCATTATTTGCCTCTAACCCACAGTCGTTACATTTTCTATAGTAAGTATGTTTATTAAGCCATGCTATCTCTAGGTCTTGCTTTCTTTCAAAATCAAGTATTTTAGTACATGATTTACATTTATTCTGTCTCCCATATTCGCTTCCCTTAGATGGAGTAAACATGTGTAAATCATCAATACTTTTAGCTTCTAGTCCACACCTAGTACATTTCCTTAGGTGGTTAGCTTTTTCTTCAAGTCTCTTTTCAATATACTCTTTTGACTTATATTTCTTATCCAATTTATTTTTACATTTTTTACATAAGTTATCATACCCATCTAATGAATATTTCCTCTTAACAAAAATATTAAGATGTTCTTTAGTGTGTGCCTCAATACCTCACTTTCTACATACTTTCAAAGGAGAACACATTAAACACGCCCTCCTAAATCTTCTGATTGTGACTCTCTACCATCACCTTTTGGTGTATCTTGGTTTGAACTATTGCTTGGTTTTTCAGTATTTAATTTGGCTTCCATATCTTGGTCATAATTCTCATAACTTACTGGTAATCCTGAATATAGGTAGCTTGGACTATAGTGTTTATCCATAGATTCTAAGTCTATACTATCTTCACCTAGTTTAACTCGTGCCTCATTCGGACTCAATAATCCTAATTTAAACATTTCAGAAGTTGCTTTTAACCTTTCATCTAGTGAGTCTTCTAATAAATTAATACCATCAAAATCAAATACAATTTCCATATTTTTAATATTTAAAATATTTTGTGCATATCTAGTTAAATGTCTACCTAATCTTAAAAACTCAGGGTATAAAACACTTTGAAAGAATATTCTCATTGAAAGTCTTACTAATTCAGCATTACTTGTTTCAGCATAATTTCCTAATAAAAACTTCGGTAAATTATATGATTCTAAAACTTGTTTATTAAGCTTAACTAAAAAGTTAATAACATCAGTAGAAGCTAAACTTTCAGAAACCTCTTTAATATTAAGTTTTTCAGTATCAATCATTAAAGCTTTTGTATTAGGGTCTTTTAAGAAAGAATTAAATTGTTCGATAGTATCCATTTGGTCATTTGGAGACATTGGACTGTCTGCACCAATAATAATAGATTTTTTAGCACCACTTGCTATATAATTATCTACATAACCTCCCATTGTAAGTATTCTATTAACTTCTTCATTAAGAGATTGTAGTCTTGAAACACCATATAATAAGTTACTTGAAGTTAATGGCTTTCTAATATAAATAACATCTTCATACTTATACTGAGTCTCAATTCCTTGATTACTTCTATAAGTAAATGAATCAATAGTTTGTTTTCCAGTTTCGTTTGGATTAGCATACCAATTAGTATTATCAGCAATAAAGAAATCTATTTTACCTTTTCTGTAAGGGTATTTACTTTCTTCAGGGATAATAAAGACATTATCATAAGTTTTAATTTGTCCAAAGTAGTTGTACAAAAATGAACTAACATCATCTATATCATTCATAAACATTGTATCAAACTGTTTAGGGTTAAGTATTAGTTTCTTTTTACCTTTTGTATCTACTTTATAAAACTTAATACTAGCACCACTTGCTAATTCAGAAGTTGTTCCTAGAACATTTCTTAAAGCAGATATTTGATTAATCCATTGTTTATAAATTTGTTGTCCAACAGGTCTTTTTTGTCCATTTTTATATCCAAGAGCTTCTGCTTTAATTAAAGGGTTTTTAGTTACTTTACTTGGATTTTCTTTTGATTGAAAAACTTTCTTAAGTATCATTATAAAACCTTTAATTCAAAGGGTTTGTATTGATTATAAAAAATATTGCCCTTTGTATCAGTAATTTTAATAACCCCTTCAATGTCTGTTATACTTTCAGTTTCAGTAAAAGTAATTTCTTTTTCAAAAATGTTTATATTATCTGTATCTTTAGTAAGTATTTCCCAATCTAAAACTAAAGTAGGTAGCCCCCCACGCTCAGTTGAAGGAGCCTGTAGTTTTAATTCTACTTGGTCAATTTCTGTAGCTGAAATAGTATCAGCAATTAAAAATTTTAGTAAGTTTTTATTATTTCCTCCTACTAAAACTTTATCGCTTAGTAGCTCTGAGGAAAAATATATTTTATCAAATAATCTTTTCATATATTTCCTTTTGTGTAGCCTCTTTAAGCTACTAATATTTTTGTTTTCTTTATGTATTTATCAAATGTATATACAATGTATCTTGCTGTATCAACAAATTCAAAATGTGTTTCTAATATATCCCTATCATAATTAACCGTTACTGTTCCATTGATTTCTTTAAATTGTGCAAAGTCCCATTGTCTAATAACTTCTGTTAATTTTTGGTCTATATAGATTGTTGAAGGAATCTCTGGAGTACCCTCTAGATGTTCATTTAGTTTATCAAACCCTTCTTTTCTATCATTTTTAGCTTTCATAATTCTCATACCATAATCAATAAAACCTAATTTGATAAGTTCAGGTGAGCTAGGGTCTCCAAAATAAACTATGTTATCTTTGGATATATTAAACTCTTTCATTAAGTTATCTCTAATCTTAATTCCTTCTGAATACATATCTCTCGTAAGTCTATTCTTAGCATAAGTACCTTCAATAAAGTAATAAGTATGAATTCTTTCGTCATAAAGTGCAAATAAACCTGCATTACCATCAGATTGTCCATAATCGTAAGCAATTACTAAATATAAATCGTCTCTATTTTTAAGATGTTCTAGTTTTCTAACATTTATAACGTGTTTTTGCTCATAGAAATTACTTAAAACTTTTGTTCCACCATTATCAAATTCAAGTAAATACTCTCTTTTGAATTTACTTTCAGACATTTTCTTTCTATCTGATTCAATAATCTCATTTGTTACAAGTGGGTTTGAATAAACATCGTATTTAGAATAAACATAAGAATCAAATTCAGGGTCTTTGTTTTCAGCTTTAGCAAATAAGACACCTGCTGGAGATTGTAGTTTTCCAAGTCTTGGTGTACTAAATATAGCAATTTTACCATATTTAATTAAGCTATTTGGGTAAGTACCATAAGTAGCCATTGTAGGAATAATAGCATCAAGAAGCTCTTGTTGGATAATTGGATTGATAAGGAAAAATTCATCTAAAATAAGTAAAGTTAGCTCTGTACCAACAACCCTTGCTTCATACGTTGTTTCAGAAGAAATGATTAAGGTACTTATTTTCCCATTAATCTCAATCTCAATAGTTTGTTCTTGTTTTAACCCTTTAACTTTACCTTTTAAAGCAGGTATTGAATTAAGTCCATTCAAGATAGTTTTGAAGTGTTCCTTTGCTCTTTTAAGTCCCATTGTGATAATAGCAACTCTTGCATTAGGAGTTAATAACTCAGCAATAGCAACATCGTCAGCAACAAATGATTTACCCCATCTTCTTGAACAAAGGGCTACATAAATATCCCACTTATGCCTATTCTCAGCTAAGAAGTAACTAGCTAATTCTTGTTGCCCTTCATGTAAAGTATGTCCTAACATTTCAGCAACTTGAATAGGGTTAATTAATCCACAAGTTTCTTGGTATTCTAAAACATTCTTAGGAACTAATCTTTCAAAAGTCTTTTGTTCCATATCTTACCTTTGTTGTAAGTTAAGGAAAAGATTTTGTATAGGAGCTTGTGTATCTTCTTCTTGTTCAGAATTTAGTTTAGCAAGTTTTTCGTGTACTTCAACTAAACTAAGTTTACCAAACATTTCTCTAATAGCTGAATCTTCTTTACCTTCAAGAATAAGTTTATTAATCTTTTTGGTTAATAAATCCATTCCAGTAGCAATATTAGCAGTACTTTGGGTTAATACTTTTTGTTGGGTACTTTGACTCCACTTTTCAACAAATTTACTTGAGTTACTATTTCTAAAAAGACTTCTTAAATAACCCTTAGTAATATTAAACTCATCACAAATTACTTTTTCATCAACTCCTAAACAATGTTGTTCAAGTATTAAGTAATCTGTCTCAGTTAAATTCTTTTCTTTAGTAGCTTCTGTTGTTACTAAGTCTTTTAAGTCCTCTTTGCTAGATTTCTCTTTAAGAGTTAATTGTTTTGAAGTCTCTTCTTGTTCAGATTGAATAGATGTATTAGAATGTAATTCCATTAAAATATCTTCTGCTGATTTTTGCTTTGTTTTATCTTTAGCCATTTTATTCCTTTGTCCTATCGTAGGAGGTGTTATAAGTTGTATTTTTATTTAGTTTTAAAAGGAGAATCAAATGAAAAATTACTTAAAGGAGAAAGAAACAAAACAGATAAAGATACATAAGGCTAAATAACTTAACCCTTTCTACTTATATATGGGGCATTTTAGCGATTTTACACTTTTTTATTTCAACAAATTTTGAAATTTGTAATATTCTTAAAGGTTTAGGTATATTTTGTTGAGATTTTTGTTGGTTGATAGGTTAAGTTTTATTTAAAAATTTACATATTTCTAGTCTTTTATTTAGGTACAATAAAAACACTTACTTTTCGTTAAGTCTAAAATAATGTCATTTAAATTTTTGCCTCTTAACCTCGTATTAATGGTAGTTACAAGTGTATTTAATACTTAAAATTAGTATAGTTTTTGTGTCAGCTAAGGGTTCTCTTTGGAAAAACTCTAGGAAACAAGAGCTAGATACTAAACCTAGTTATACCCTATTTTAAATATATTAATATTAATACTAAGAAATTATATACCTAAGTAATCTTTAAGTAAATACTAGATATAATACATTTTAAGTTAAATAAGGAGGTTATTATAAAAGAAAATAAAGAGAAGAAACATAGTAAAGTTAAATCAAAAGATTTATTAATTAGCACTAACTTTGATTTAAATAAATTTCTTAATAACCATTATGATAAATTCTATGACTTTAGACATACTTTTGACTTACTTTATTTAATAAATAAGTCTATAAATAGTAACTTTGCTAAACATAAAGAATATAAAGGATATGTTTCAATATATTATGATTATTTTAGTAATGTAACTAGAAATCTTAAAAGGTTTAATAAAATGAAAAGCTTTGACTATTTCTTTGAATCAATTAAAGATAGTAAAGTTTGTAATAGTTTTACTGAAAAGACTTTTGCTTATAGACTACGGTATGAATTTATTATAGAGTTATATAGTTATGGTATGAGTTCTAGGACAAGATATTACACAAGAGAGAAGTTTAAAACCAAAATTGGATATATAAATCCAAATAATAATAATAAGTACAGTACAAAGAAAGATTTAATGCAAGGAGAAAATTTGACAAGAACTGAATTAAGTAAAAATATTAATAAATATTCTTATGAAATTAAAGAGTTAGCACAAGGTACAGCAATAACTCCGTCTAATAGACCAAGAATGAGCTACCGACATAAGTTTACTTATAATCAAGAGAATGTAAAAAACTTAATAAAAAGAGTTACAGATGGAGAAACTGATTTAATGTATAGTACTGATTTTATAATTCTATTTAATTTAGATTTCAAGTACAATAATGGAAATCATTTTTTAAACTATGAAAGAAAAGATGGAGGTAGATTAGTTAATTTTGGTGGAGAGAAGTATATTGGCATACAAAACTTAGAAAAAAGTATCAGGGAACAAGTTTTTGAAGGGTATTATGAAATAGATATTGAAAATTCAGCTCCTACTATTTTATATCAAACAGGTGAGAAGTATCATAAAACACATGATTTTCCTAAGATAAAATACTATATTGATAATAAGGAAAAGTGTAGACAAGAAATTGTTGATTTAGGCTTTTCTTATAAAGAAGCTAAAGAATTTTATTTAGCAATATTCTTTGGAGCTAATTTAGGGATATATGGGGTACATACTAACTCTTGGGCTAATGATTATGGTGTAGATAAAATTCAATATATTTTACAAAATACCCCAAGTGCTTATGACATTTATGATGAGTGTAAGAAATTATTTTCTTACCTAAAGAAATCTATTCAAAATAAGTTTCTAAAGAAAGATAAAAATGGAAAAGATATTCTGTATAATTCAAGAGGAAATAAAAGTGCTAAATATATGAGTAAATGGAATACAAATAAGGCGATTATGCACTACTATTTTGGTATAGAAAGTCAAATACTTGATTTAATTACTAAGAACTATTCACATGATTTACTTCTTTATGACGCTTTTATTACAAAGGAAGATGTAAACCTAGATGAGTTGAGCTTGTTAATCGAACAAGAGTTAGGTTATAAAGTAAAATTTAGCAAAAGATTGATTAAAGGTTAAATATTAAGTAATCTTTAAGAAAATATTTGCTATAATACTACAAATAAGAGATAAGGATAACTAAATGACTGAAAGAGAAGCTGAAATAGAAATGTTTAATTTATTAACAGAAGAAAATGGAGCAATGATTCCTGTGGGTCATGTTAATCAGTTAATTCATAGGATTTACAAAGAGTTTGAAAAAGAGAAACAAGAAATTGAAAAGAAATTTCAAAATTCTTTAAAAAATATTGATAAATTAAGTAATCTTTAAGGAGTTATTTGTTATAATTCTTCTGTACAAACGAATAGATTTAAGTAAGTATTTAGAAGAATGTAGGTATCAATACTAGAAAGTGCAATAAAAACTTTCAAAATCTTGACTTTTAGTCATGTTTGGACAGAGTCTTACTCTATAAAATAGGTAAGACTTAATAAAGGACTATTTTATAATTAAATGAAAACTATAAAAATTAATACAACATTTTCGTTAAATTAGTGTTGTAAAATAATTATATTTAACCTTTTAATTAATTTCCATGCTTAGGAAAATACTTTTTCTTAAAAGTCCTAAAGCTTAAAAGGTAAAATGTTAAAAATTAAAGTTCTTATAATTAAAGATTTTGTTTTAAATTTTAAACCATATAACCTTTCTAAAAATCTAGGGGTAAGTTTAAACATTTATTAAATTGTTTTAGTTTGTACCTAGCTATTTAATTTTAGATAGTTCTTTGTTAAGTCTTACTTTTGACTTATAATTAAAAATTAAAGGAGAAAATATGGGAAAGAAAACTATGTCGATAACAAGGGCATTAGCCGAGGTTAAGCTTTATGAAAAAAGGCTTTTAAATAATTATGTTGGTTTTGATACAAAAATAAACAACAAATTAGTAAATAATTCAAATTTAACTGAGGAACAGTTTCTTAAAGACGTTAAAGCTAACAAGGAAAGTTTTGATAAATTATTTGAGAATAGAAGAGTAGTTAAATCAGCTATAGCAAAAGCTAATGTAGAAACTAAGGTTGAATTTAAATTAGGGAAGAAAACAGATAGTTATTCAATTATTGAGTTAATTGATTTAAAAACTTCTCTTAGTTATAAAATTGATAGATTAAATAATCTTGAAAGACAGTATAACCTTTTTAAACAGAGTGTTGAACAACAAGAACATAAAATTGAACAAGAGGTTTCAAGACAAGTTGAAAGTGCTATGACTAATAAAAACCAAACATCAAAAGATTTAACTAAGACTTTAACTGATACTTATACCCAAATGTGGGGTGCAGAAATAGTAGGTTTAAATATTGATGAAATCAGATACGAGTTAGAAAATCTTAATTATCTTCTTGATGAGATTGATATGACTTTATCAGAGGTTAATGCTAAAACAGAGATTGAAGTAGACATTTAAGTCTTACTTCATCTTAAAACAAGGAGGAAAAGATTGATACAAAAGTTAAGTTAACGGAGTCTCAATTTGAGATTATTTTTGGAAAATATGTCCAAAAGAAGAATAAAGTAGAAAAAGTTTCAAAAGGACTTTGTAGTAGGTTAGCTCAAAAGTTATTACATATGTATAATGTTCCAAAAGATACTACTGAAAATTATATTTCAGATATTGTCTCTAAACATAAACAAGAGATAATAAGTATTTTAAATAACCTTGAAAAACAAGAAGCAAATAAAAAGCTTTATAACTACTTGTTTGATAAGATAAAGACAAGAGATTATTTAAACATTCAAAAGGTTATGGTAAAAAACCCTCAAGAGTTTAAGTACAAGGTTTTCTGTAATATTAAAGTTAAAAAACATACCAATAAATATGATTTACTTAATGAGATTATTGAAAAAATGTCTTTAACTTTTGAAATTGAAAGTAAAAATATTTATGACTTAGATAAAAATGAAAATAAAGAGGTATTCTTCTATACAAATAATGATGAAGTAGTTTATAAGGTAATGTTTTATGGTAAACACTTAAAAACACCTTCTAGTATAGAGGAAATGGAAACTGAGGTTGAACAAATACTTAATAAAATACAAGGAGAGGGATTAATTGATTTATGTAAAGTTCAAGATATTGATATAAAAGTAATTAATAGATTCAGAAAAAGTATTTATTATGATATTGAAAATATAGATTTTTCTGATGATATTTTAGATTCAGTTGATAAAAAGACTCTTTTTTATAATTATATGGAGGAATTTAATTTAACTAATACTGAAGAAGCTTTTATCAACTTATGTTTTCAAGGGTATAATATTTATAAAGATGAAGATATCATATATTTTCAAGAGGTTCTAAAGAAAAAAGATAATCAAAGCTATAGTAAGAATTATCTTCGGAATGATTTTTTTAATAAACTTTGTGAAAAATTATCAGAAAATAGTCCTTTTTGTGAGGATTGACTATGGAAGAATTAGATATTAAAGTAACTCCTCCAAGAAAAAAGACCAAAAGAGGGTATTATTTATATAATATTATAAAAGAAAGTAAACACAAGGTTTTATTACAAAGTGTCAAAGAGTTTTTAAAGAAATATTATACTGAATTGACTTATCAAGAGATAATAAATACAGTAAAAGCACTCTTTAATGTCAATTTGACAACTAATGATATAAAGAATTTGTGTTTAGGGTTAGGCTTAAAGCCTAAAAACTTAGATGCTAGTAAAAGAAAGTTCGTAAAGAAAGAGTTCAATGAAAGAGTTTCAAGAGGTCTTTGGTTATGTTACTTTGATTTTAGAGATTTAAGTGAAATTAAATTAAAACCAAGTTAAAAGGAGATATATTGGAAAATATTAAAAATATAGTTAGTATATATACTAAAACACAGTCGGGAGATGAGGATTTATTAATGTATCTAAATATTAGAGATACATATGATATTATAGAAAAGTTAAAAGAAGATTTTGGAGATGAATTTGCTTATATTGATATGATTTTAACTAATTGTTATGATATCATCATAGATACATCTTTAATATATAAAGAAATAAAATATTGTCTTGAAAACTTAGAATATTAAAAGGAGAATAGAATGGAATTTAAGTATAAAGACAATATAGACTCAGTATCTTATAGTGATGATTTTTGGTATGCATTAACAAATGAATATATTGATTTAGATATTTTAGAAGATGGTGAAACTAAAGATAAACTTATTGAGGCTATTGGTATTGTTGAAGCTTTTGAAAATGATTTAACTAGCCAAGATTTTTTTGAAGAAATGTAAAGGAGAGATTATAGAACAATACAAGAAACCTAAAGCAAGATTACTTCATGCTTCCCCTCTAATCTTAGGTGAGATTGGAGGTAGAGTTTGTTACAATAGCTTCGACTTAAGTGAAAATGAGTTAGTAAATTTATTCAAAAAAGAACCTGATAAGTTCCTTGAAGAATTAAGTAAAAATAAAGATATTGACCATTCAGATTTATTAGATAAACTTTTTAATGTTTATTTCCATGAGTCTGTTGCTGAACATATTAATTTAAGTTTTTATGTTAAAAATGTATCTAGGGAAATTATTATTGAGTGGAATAGACACCGAATAGGTATGCCTACAAGTCAAAAATCAAGCAGATATACTATCGAAGATTTAATTAATGCTTGGATAGACTATAATGAGTCAATAATACCTAATTCAAAGTTAAATGATGATAAAGCATATCATAATTTTTATGAAGTTGTATCTAATAATATAATTCATCTAAATAAAGATTTAATTGAAACAATTGTATCTTACTTAGATAATATGTTAATTCATTATAATTATGAAGAACCCCTTAAAAAAGGTCTTACTGGTGGAGCTAAAAAGAAACAAAATGATAGAGTTAAAAGAATATTACCAGAAAGTTGGTTAACAGAAGGTATTTGGACATTTAACTTAAGAAGTTTAAAACACTTTATAGAATTAAGAGGAAGTGGTTCTGCTTATTATGGTATTAGGGAAGTTGTTGAAGCTATTTTAGAACAAGTACCTCATAAATATAGAGTTTTAGTGGATAAAAAATATAGAAAAGAGTTAAATAAAGGAGAAACAAATGAATAAATTACAAAAAAGATTACACCAAGAAGAGATTAAAGGAAGAAAGGTTACTCAAAAACACCGTAAAGGTAACTATTATATGAACATTACTAACAAAAGTGCTAATGGAGTTGAATATACAAATCTTGTTTCAATGGATACTTTTGGAAGACTTTCTTTAGATGGTTTTAACAACGAACCTTGGGAATATTTAGTAAGAAAAGCTAAAGAAAATATTAGTAAAGGAAAATAATGGAAGAAGATTTTAAAGTTTTAGAACCAAATACATATTTAATTGATTCGGTTCAGAGTAATTTATATAAGTTCGATATTGATGAAGATTTTGAGACACCTAGTCAAGTAAGAGATTTAATTAGATTATTAGATACTCAAGAAGAGTCTGATACAACTATTTTAAGGGTAAATATTTATGGAGGTCATGCTTTTACAATGATTTCTGTAATGGATGCAATTAGAAACTCTAAAGGGAAAGTTATTGCACAAGTTATTCACGCTAGTAGTGCAGGAAGTTTACTTAGTTTAGCTTGTGATGATTGTTATACAGTTCCTTATGGGGAATGGTATATTCACGAAATGCAATCAGGACATTATGGAGATACTTCTTATCAGGCTAAGCAAGTTAAATTCTTAAAGAAATCTCAAAGAAGATTATTTGAAGAAGTATATAAAGGATTCCTTACAGATAAAGAAATTGATGATTTATGTGAAGGAAGAATTAGAGACTATAGTTTTGATGAAGTTGAAGCAAATGAAAGATTAGTTAAGTGGAGAGAGTATAAGCAAAGATTAATTACTGAAAAAGAAGATATTTCAGAAAATGAAAAGGAAGGGGAGTAATTGAAAAAAGTTGTCAAAGTAGATGGTAGAAAAGAAGACTTTGATATTGAAAAAATTAGAAAACAGATTATTCCTGCTTGTGAGGGTACAAATATTAACCCTCTTGAGTTTGAATCAATGATTTGTTTAGATATGACTTCAAATATTAAATCTTCTGAAATACAAGAAAAGTTAATAATGATTGCTAAAAATAGTATATCTGATGAAAATCCTGATTGGGATATTGTTGCAGGTAGGCTTATGGCATACCAATTAATGAGAGAGATTTGGAAATCAACTAAATTTGATATTTCTATGTTTAAAGAACATATTAAATATTTAATAAGAAATCAGTATTATAGGTCTGATATTCTAAAAAATTTTACTGATGAGCAATTAGATACTTTATCAAACTTTATTAAAGAAGAACGAGATTATAATTTAAGATTATCTCAAGTTGCTTTGTTAAAATCAAAGTATTTAGTAAAAAATAAAAAAGGTATTATTGAGTATCCAAGCACATCAGATATGTTTAATAGTATGATTTTAGCAACTATTGAAGAAGAAAAAAATAGAGTTAGTATTTCAAAAGAGTACTATGAAATGTTAAGTAAGTATATTTTATCTTTAGCAACTCCCTTTAAAAGAAACCTAAGGATACCAAATGGTAATACAGGAAGTTGTTTTATTGGGGAAGCACCTGATAATATTTATGGATTAATGAAATCTTATACAGATATGGCATATATTTCCCAAGAAGGTGGAGGTATTGGTTGGTATTTTGGAAAAATTAGACCAAGTAATGCTTATTCAAGAAATGTACCTAAAGCTAATAAGATAAATAAATGGTTAAAGATTGTAAATGATTTAGCAGTCTCAGTTAATCAGAGAGGGGCTAGAGTAGGAGCTATTACGGTAGCTTTAGATTGGTGGCATATGGATATTATTGACTTCTGTGAAATTAAGTCCGAACTAAATGGTGATTTAAGAGATAAATGTTTTGATATTTTCCCTCAAATTGTTGTTGATACTTATTTTGTGGAAAAAGTACAAAATAAAGAAGATGTATACTTATTTGACCAACATGAGTATAAACAGCTGACAGGTAAAGATATTACAGAGTTAATAGAGGAAGAACTCTATGAAGCACATTTAGAAGTAGAAAACTTAATCAAAGAAGGTAAGTTAAAGCATTATGAGAAGATTTCTGCAAGTAAAGTGTGGAAACAAGCTTTATGGTCATGGGTTGAGTATGGAGATTTTTATATAACACATAAAGATAATTTAAACTTAAGTAATTATATGAAAGCTATTGGTACAGCCAAGAACGCCAATCTTTGTGTTACTCCAGAGACTAAAATATTAACAAAAAATGGATATAAGGAAATAGGTAGTCTTGAAGGTACATATCAAACTATATGGAATGGTGAAGAGTGGTCAGAAAATGTTAAAATAGTAAAGACGGGACAATCCCAAGAAATACTAAAAGTTATGACAAGTACAGGGTTTATAGAATGTACACCTTATCATAAATTTTATATAAAAAAAGAAGGTCATAGAAACCCTAAAAAAGCAGTTATGAAAAGAGCTTATGAATTAAAGTCTAATGATAAGATTATAAAATATAGTTTACCTGAAATTAAAGGTAAAAAGGTATTACCTTTTGCATATGAAAATGGATTTTTTAGTGGTGATGGAACTTATAGTACTGGAGTACCTTTAATATATTTATATCATGATAAAACAAAGCTTAGAAATAGATTTAATAACTTAGATTTAATTTCAGATATATATTATCCTGAGAATAAAAAACAAGTATTAAGGGTGAAAAAGGGGCAATTGAAGAGTAAATATTTTATACCTAATGCTGAGTATACTATAAAAAGTAGAATAGATTGGTTATCTGGATTTTTAGATGCAGATGGTTGTTTAACTTCTAATAATGGTACTCAATCTTTACAAGTAGCTCAGGTTAATATTGATTTTTTATATGAGCTAAGATTAATGTTACAAACATTAGGTATTGATAGTAAAGTTACACATGGTAGAGATAAAGGAGTACAAAGCCTTCCAAAAAACGACGGCTCTGGAGAATATGCTGAGTATGAGGTAAAAGAAGTAAAAAGACTTCTTATTCCAGAAGGAGGGGTTCAGAAGTTATTATCATTAGGTTTAAGTACTGATAGATTATCTCCAACAATTAGAAAACCAAATAGAGATGCCTCTCAGTTCATAAAAGTACTATCGGTAGAAAATGAAGGTAGAGTTTCAGATACATACTGTTTCTTTGAGCCTAAGAGGAATATGGGTATGTTTAATGGAATCTTAGCAGGTAACTGTGTTGAATCATACTCTTTATCAAAAGCTCCTTCAAAGTGGAAGAAAGAAGTAATTGGAGATAGAGAGGTTACTACTGAAAGTGATGGATTAACGCATAGTTGTAACTTAATTAGTATCAATGTAGCTAATATTTTAAATGATAATAAACTATTACAAAGAGCTTGTAAAAATGCAGTAAGAATGTTAGATGCAAGTATTGATTTAGGGACTATGCCTACTTTAGAAGCTGAAAATAGTTCTAAACTTTTAAGAAATATTGGAATAGGAGTTGTAGGATTGGCAGATTGGATGGCTTATAATAAAGTAAATTATGATAGTCAAGAGGGTAGAGATTTAGCTGAAGGTTTACAAGAAAGAATTACTTATTATTGCTATCAAGCAAGTATTGATTTAGCTAAGGAAAAAGGTTCTTATTTAGGGTTTAAAGACTCGGATTACTCTAAAATGTTTGGAAAGACTCCTGAAGAGTTAAATAAAATGAGTAAGAATGGTTTTGATTGGGTACAACTTAGAAAAGATATTGAAGATTATGGTATTAGAAATATGCTTTTAATTGCATTAGCACCAAATACAAGTTCAGGATTAGTTCAAGGGGTTACTGCTTCATATTTACCGGCACATAGTAAAAATAATACTCAAACTTTAGGAGATATGGTCATTCCTGTTTTACCTAAGTTCATTGATAAAAGGTTTTGGTTTTATAAGACTAAATTTCAATATAAAACAGAAGACATTATTAAATTTACTAGGGTATTACAAAGATGGGTAGATACTGGGATTAGTATGGAATTAACTATAAATCCAGATTTAACACCTGATATAAAAACTATTTCTGATGAAATACTTGAAGGTTTTGCTTCAAAAGAGTTAAAAGCAGTTTATTACTCTTTAACTATTGACGCTAAAAAATATGAATGTGAAGGGTGTGCAAACTAGCACATCCGATTGAAAGGAGATAAATGATTGAAGATAGTTTAAAAGAAAAGCTTTTATTTAATCCTAATGCAAGAGAGGATTTAAAAGTATTTAATGGTGAGACAAGTAATATACTTGATTTAACTAATATTCCTAAAGATTCAGAAGTATTTCATAAGTTAGTAGATACAATGTATGCTAACAATTGGCTACCACATAAAGTATCAATGGCAGATGATGATTCTGATTATAAAAATAAATTAACAGATGATGATAGAAATGGTTATGATATGGTTATATCATTCTTAGCCTTTTTAGACAGTTTACAAACAAATAATTTACCAAATATATCTAACTATGTAACTAATCCACATATTGTGTATGCTTTAGCAAGGCAAACTTGGGACGAAGCACTACATTCTAAGAGTTATGGTTGGATATTTAGCTCTATTATGTCTAAAGAGAAAGCAAGTCATTTATATAACTTATGGAAAACAAGTCCTATTCTATTAGAAAGAAATAAGTGGATTGCTAGTATTTATCAAGAGTTCATAAATAAACCTAACTTAAGGAATTTTATTAGGGCTTTAATTGCAAATTATTTACTAGAAGGTGTTTATTTTTATAATGGCTTCCAATTATTCCATACTTTTGCTAATAGAGGCTTATGTATTGGTTCTAATACTCAGATTAGCTATATAAAAAGGGACGAATTAGTTCATACAGTTATATTTGAGCATATTATTAAATTAGGTTTTAAAGAAACTAAAGGGCTACAAAAACAAGTAGAGCAAATGGTTTATGATATGTTTAAAGAGGCTGTACAATGGGAAATAGCCTTTTCTAATGAAGCTATTGGTAATAAGATTTTAGGAATGTCAGAAACGAGTATTAAAGATAATGCTCATTACTTAGCAAACAAGAGATTAGAAAAAATAGGGTATGACAAGATTTTTGATGATGTTAAGAACCCATATACCCATTTAGATAAAATATCTGGGGTTGAAGATGAAACTTCAAATAGAACAAACAATTTTGAAGCAACGAGTATTTCATATAAATCACCTGAAATATTAAATGGTTGGGATAATTTATAAAATTCTTTCAAAATAACACTTGAACAAAGTAAACTTTAAGGAACCTTTTTGTATAATTACTTTGTTCAAAACAGTTAAGCAAATAAGTTGCCGAAAGGTTAATCATAAAAGCAGATATGCTAAAAAAAAGGAGAAAATATATGGCTAGACAGTTACATACACTAACTACTGAGGAAACTAACTTAGTAAACGAATTTGTAGAGGGAGGAATTGCAGAAACACTAGAAGAAGCTTTACAATTATTAATTGACGCAGGGGAAATTTCTGATACAGAATTAAATGGAGGTAGTTCTTCATTTATTCCTGAAGGATTTGAGTTACTTAAATTTAACTCTGGACACCAAAAAGCAAGTTTTACAGTTGCAAATAGACAAGCTAAAAAAGAAAAGAACAAAGATATTAATTTTGAAAGTGGTGTTTATTACTATGGAACAAAATTAGTTAAAGATAAAGATACTGGAGCATTTAACTTTGAAGAAAGTTCTATGGGAGAAAATCTTGGAGCAAATCCTGAGATTGTAATTACTGGAGTACAATATGGTGGAACAAGATATGTTCCAAATGCTAAAGACAATTTTTCGACAACTTTTGCACCAAATATGTACACAGAAGGTCAAAAGAGTATGATTGATATGAACTCTAAGAAGTCTTTCTATACAATTAGACAAGAACTTTATGCTGAGTTTGATGTAGACCCTAAGAAATATGAAACAAGAAAGAACATTCCTGATAATAAAAAGGTTTCTTTTGAAGCACATATCTTTGGTTTAGTAAATGTAAATAATGAGTGGAAACCATTTATGATGTCTGAGAAAGTTAAATCTAATGATAGAGACTTTTTATATGATTTTAATGAAAGTATTAAATCTAAACAAAGGTCAAGATTGGTTGCTAAAATTGAAGTTGAAGAAGATATGGAAGGAAACTTTATTAAGAAAGCTGTTTTTGATAGAGATATTTCAGTAGATGACTACAAAGAAACATTCAGTAAACTTATAATGCAAAACATGAAAGCAGTTTCTAAATTCTTAGCTGACCAAAAAGAATCTGTAAAAGGTTCTTCGGAAAATACTAATGATAAAGACGTTGAAGAAGATGATGACAATATTGATTGGGATTAATTTCCTAGTCAATAACTTACAAAGTAAGGATATTTATGAATAAAGATGAAGAAAATGCCCTTTTAGATAATCAACCTTATCCAACTTATGTTGAATTTCCCTATTTAGCAGAATGTTATGAAAAGGGAGATGAATTTATTGGAAAAGTTAGAGTTATTTTAGATTATGTTGATGGCTTTTACATAGATAGTGATGGTAATAATTATAGTGATATTAGACCTTTACTAGATTCTTATATAGCTAAATTAATAGGAAAAGATGGTGCAAATAGTAATCTACCTCAAGTAGTTTATTATGTTAAAGCCTTTAAGAAAGGATATTTATGAATAAAGAAAAGTTAGATATATTTAAACAAGGGTTTGTTCAGTTAGGTATCTCTGCATTTATTTATATTTTATGGGTTATCTTAGGATTTATTTCAGTAATAACTATAGGATATATTTTAGAAGGAACTATTGTTGTAATGTGGGTACAAGGAGCTATTGCTTTATTGAGTAATATTACTGGAATTTATTTAAGTTATAAATTTTTACAAGAGTAAAGAGTAAATATGTTTAAGTTTTATTTATGGTTATATAATAATTTAATTCATATATTTGGTTTCTTAGGAACAGTTTTAGCAGTAATTTCTGTTTTAGCTGTTTTCTTTGGAAGTTTTATTTTATCAATATGTATTTTAAGTATTAGTTTACTTAATCTTTATGTTGATAAAATTGTTAAAGAGAAAATTAATTAAAAATAAGTAAGGAGATTTGATGGAAACATTTATTTTAGTATATTTTATACTTATATTAACTGTTATTGGTGAAAAGATGTACAAATTAACTTCGGTTCAATACCCACATAACAAAAAAGTTACAAGATTTAGTGAAGGGTTAACTTTAGTTATTGGTATTGGGATGGCTATTTGGTCAGGATATTTAATTTTTTAAGGAGTAATATTGGGAAATAAAAAAGAGAATCAAGAAGAGTTTAATTTAACAAAAGCTTTAAGAGATTGGCGTTCAGAAAGAAATATTACAACAATTGATAGAGCAACTTATGTAAAACAAGTTATCGAAGAAATTTTTGAATTATTCCTAACAGATAAAAAAGCTATTGATAAGAATACTGAAGCACTTTATAATACTTGGTTTTTACATTTAGAAAGAAATGAAATCTCAGAAGAAGATTTTGTAGATGTATTACAAGATATTCAAGTTTTTAGTATAAATGCTAATGAGCTTTTAGGTTATGATAATGTTAAATCAAATAATGAAGTTTATAAACACATTTCTTGTAGAAAACAAGACCCTAAACAGAAATCTGATTGGGAAAAGAATGGTAGTCAAGGTAAGTGGCAAAAAGATAAAGAACAACCTAAAGATGAACTTTATGAGCCTAAGTATAAAGATTGTAAGTTTAAAATATAATGGAAAATAAACCAAAAGTACAGCTTACGGCAAAAACTTTAAAAGAATTAAGAGAAAAATGGGCTAAAGAACAAGATTATCTTTGCCCTATTCTTGGAATTGACCTTAAAGAGGTATCAGTTTTAGACCATTGGCATTCCAGTAAGAGAGATAATACTTCAGAGGATTGTTTTAAAGGGTGTTGTAGGGGTGTAATTCACAAAAGAGTAAATGCTTTTGAAGGTAAGGTTGTAAATAATTATATTAGGCTAGGTTTAAAAAATTTAATTGATTTACCCTCTTTATTAAGAAATTTAGCAAATTATTATGAAGAAAATAGGCTTCATACGGAGGATATTTTATATATTCACCCTAGTGAAAAGCCTAAAGAACCAATTTTAACAAAAACTTCGTATAATAATTTGAAAAAAGCTATTTTAGAGGGTAATTTTATGAAGGATATGAAAAAATTACCTCAATATAAAGATAAAAAACAAAAATTAACAAAAACTTTAGAACAATTATTTAAAAAATATAATATAGAAGTTACATATTATAAATAAGCTAGATAATAAATTAAATAAGAATTAAATAAGGGTTCTTTTTAAAGGAGATTGGTGGAAAATAAAGAAAAAACAAAAATTTATAAACATATAGATACAAACATATTACTTTTAGATGTTCAGAATTTAAAAGTTCTAGCTGAAATAGATAATAAAGAGGTAGAAGTTATTTTAGTTATCTCAGAAACAGTTATTGATGAAATGGATTCTAAAAAATCACTTATGGATGAGTTAGGATTTAATGCTAGAGAGTTTGGAAGGCTTATTTCAAGTACAGAATTATTAGATACAAGAGAATATGATACCTTTTCAGTTGTTGAGTTAAATTTAGATGGAATTCCTATTGAGATTGCTTCTAAAAAAGAATATACCTTAAGTAGTTCTGATAATAGTTCTATTTCAAATGATTTAAAGATAATAGAAATTATACAAACATATTCTAAAACATTTATAGAAAGACAAATATTTATATCTAATGATGTTATGGCAAGAATAAGAGCAACTTTAAATAAATATAATAATGGGTTGAGTGTTTTATTAGATTCTTGTACAAAAGATTATGAAACAGATGTTAACTTATATGGAGTTACTTTACATAAAGTAGCTAGGTCAGCAGTATCAGAATTTGCTGAAAAACTATTTACTAACAAATTACAATTAAAAGAGGGCTAAAAACCCTCTTCTTACCTAAATCTACAAAAAAATCTTATAAAAAATACAAAAACACATATATTTCAGCAAACTTTAATAAACTATCAGCTATAATACTCTTGTAAAACAAATTTAAGGAGGAAAAATGATAAAAAATGATAGTAAGGGTAATTACTTTATAGATTATCTACGGGAATTTAGATTTAGAAGAGATTACAAAAAGAGTATCTGAGGAAGATGATATTGATTGGTATGAGTTCTTTCAACAAAATAATATAGATTAAAATTTAAGGAGAATTAACTTGGAAAACAGTTATTTAAAAGCTAAAACAAAAAAGGATACTAAAAATCCTTATCTAAAATCAAAACAAGGGGAATAAATGACAGAAACTATAGATTATAAAATTAAAACAAAAGAAATAAAAGACGGTATTGTAATAGAGTCCATTAAACTAATTCCAAAACAATTTAGTTATAATATCCCCGCTAAGGAAGATATTATGCCAACTGAGTATTTAAGAAAAGAGGTTGCTTATAAACTTGCCGAACAAATAGTAAATAGACTTCATTATGAAAAAATTGAATATAAACATGGAAGAGAGCTTGTTCATAGTTTTAGTATTTGGAGTTGTAATTATACGGATAGGGATTATTATGTTAATGAGATTTCTAATCTAAATAAAACTATTGCAAGGTATATCTCAGAAGAAGGTAAGTTAGAAGCTTTTTATAAACAAAGAGAGTACGAGTATAAAAATGAAATAAATAAATATAAAAAAGCTTGTTTATGGGATAGAATTAAATACATATTTAAAGGAGAAATAAAATGATAAAAGAATATATAGGAAGTATAGGTAATAGACATAATCTAACAAGATATACCTTAAGCAACGGTGTTGAGGTAGTTCTTAACGAACAAGAAGAACAAGAGTTATTTGAAAATAGTCAAGTTAGTTCAGATAAGATTGAAGAACTAGAAGAACATATAGAGTTTTTAAATGAAGAAATAAAGGGTAAAAGAGATTTTGAGGAAAAGGTAGAGGATTTAGAAGGTATAGTTTCTAATTTAGAAAAAGATATTATCTCACTTAGGAATCAAAATAAAGTCCTAGAAACAAAACTTGAAAAATACAAAGAAACTATTAAGTCTTTTAAAGCTTTTCAAGAACAACTTTCTAAGTTAAAGGTATAAAAAGATATGAATATACAAGAAAAATTAAATTTAGAACAACAAGAGCTAATTGAAAAATCTGAAAAAGAAAAAGCACTTAAAAAGGTACTAAAAAAGATACTTTTTAAAGAAAGTTATTTAAAATTACAAGAAGTAAAAGGGGAATAAATGAAAGTTATAAAACCAGCTAAAAGATTAAAAGCTCAGCAAAATACTATATGTAATATATCCTTTGGAGGTAGATTTAATATACTATCGGAGGAAAGTCTTGCTAAACTAGCAAGATTAAATATTAATGAAAATGATTTTGTTGTAGTATTTGATACAACCTTAAACTTAACAAGTTTAGGGAAATTAATACATAAAAAACCTAAAGGAATTCTAACTAAGAAAGATTTATTAAGTCTCTCTGAAAATGTTATACTTAGAAAAGCTACTTGGTTTGATAGATTACTAGATAAATTTGGTTTATTATAGGAGAAATTATGGGAATTTTATTAATAACGATTTTATTTTTTATAACAGTTTGTGTCTTATCTGTTCTTATGTATTTAATTATGGTAGAGGCACCTGTTGAGGACTCTTTTATGAATAAAGTAGTTGTTATAAGTAGTATAATAGGTACTATAATTTATTTTACCCTAATACTAGATACTAATGAAAGAAACCTTAATATAATCAAAACAGAAGAGCTAATTTATAGTTTAGAAAGAACTTCAAGTATAAAAGGGAAATTTACTTTAGGTATTGGGGATATAGATAACTCACAAAGTTATACTTATTATAGAAAGAATAAAAATAATTCTTTAATATTAGCTTCTATTGATGCTTTTAAAACAGAAGTATTTGAAGGAGATTATGTTCCGAAGCTTGTTATAAAGAAGTGTATTCCACCTACAAAGTTTAGTTTTTTATTAGGAGTATCTATTCCTATTTATGATGAATGTTTAGGTAAAAATACAAGTACTTTATATGTTCCAAAAGGAACTATAATACAGAAAATTAAATTAAATTAAAGGGGATTAAATGATACAAAATTTACCACCAAGTATTTCTGAGGAAGCTTTTAAGAAGATGCAAGAAACAAAAGTTACTCCAAAAAGTAAATTACTAGATAATATTAAGAGTAAACTTAAGGGGGGATATAACTTAGAGAATAAAAGAGATTGTAGTTTTGCGTATAATACTCAAGAGGAATTAGTAAACTATTTATTAAATAATACCCAAAAAGATTCCTTACATACAATGATTGGGTTAGGATTAAGTAATATATCTTATATTAAGAAACTTCTTAAAAAAGAATCTACTGATTTAGAATATACTTTAAAAGTTATAGAAAATATTTTAGCTGATTATAAGGAAATGAATAATATACTTATAAAAATGGATAAAAACAAATAAAAAGGAGAAAAAGATGGTTAATTATTTAGAAAGTAAAGGTTTTATTAAGTTAAAAACATTAGATGGTATAAAGATAAAACTACCAAAAAGTCTCAGTATTACTGATATACAAATAAAAAACAAGAGGTCAAATCCTAATACCCTTTATTGTTTAAACTTGGGAAATAATGGTTATACAGAGCTTTATTTGACTAAAAAATCTGCTGATAAAATTATTAGTCTATATTATGGGTGTTAGTTTATATTATGAATATTACTGAAATATATAACACAAAAGAAGAAAAGGTTAATAACGAATATCTTTTTAAGAAGGGCTTTTATAAGATTTCTTTTAAAGATGAATTAGAAAGAGGTATTCAAGATTTTATAATAATAAAATTAAAAGAAGATACTTGGTCAAGTGATTTAGAGAAATTTATGGAACAATATCATAAGGATTATGTTATCAAATATTTACCTTATTTTATTGACTACAAAGAAAAGGAGAAATAATGGAAGAAATAAAAGGTGCAAAAGAAAGAATAGAAAGAACAGAAAGAACAGAAAGGACACTAAAAGAGTTACAAGAGGAGAAGGCAGGTTTAGAAAAATCTATTAAACAACTAATTAATAATTTTAATGAAAAGTATAATGTACAAATAGAAAGTATAGACTTTAATTATATGAATCTTTTTTCTAAAATGGAAATTAGTAATTTTACTTTAAAGGTTTTAATATGAAAATTAAACCAAAAGTTCCTGAACCAAGAATACTTAAAGAAGGTGATGTAAAAAGTTCTTATGGAAAACTTTATAAAAAAGAAACTTTTTATACTAAATGGATGAGAATATTAGGAGGATTATTTAGATGAAAAACAACCTAAAAAACAGACAAGGTAAAATGTATATATCAGAAGAACTTTTACTAGAACCTTCAAACAATTTCAATGAAGCAATGTTTAAATTAGGTATTAGAATAGTTCGTTGTGAATTTATATATGATAAAAGAGCTTTTGAATATTACTTTTATAGTCCTTTTGCTAAAGAATTGATTGAAGGGGGTATTATTGAGGTAAAGGGGGCTAGAGGTTATGAATAAATATTTATCCAAAGAAGAAGCTTCTAAATTATTTTGTCCAAAGATTAACTCTGAGTGTATCTTTGATAAGTGTACTTAGAGGGTGTTCTGGAAGTATAAAGAAATAAAAGAACCAAGAAAAGGTTATAGAGGAATGATTTCTTTAGAAACTGTTGGAGAGGATAAGTCTTTAGGGGTTTGTTCTTTGAAAAGTTAAAGGAAATAAGGGAGAATAATATGACAGAAACTAAAGTAGCAATAATTGGTTCAAGAGGGTTCAATAAGCCTAAGATATTCAAGAAAGAGTTAGAAATCTTTTTAGAAGAAAATAATATTGATATAAATTCTTTTATAATTGTTAGTGGTGGGGCTAAAGGAGCAGATTATTATGCTAAAAGATATTATAAACATTTTATAAGAGAGTCTGATAAAGATTCCAAAAGATATATTGAATTACTACCTGATTGGAATAAGTTCGGAAAGAGTGCTGGGTATAGGCGTAATTATAATATTTGGGAGAACTCTGATATTGGGATTGCTTTTTGGGATGGTGTTTCTAAAGGTACTGAGCATAGTTTTGGTATAAGTAAAAATCAAGGAAAGAAACTTAAAGTAATTGATTATGTAAATAAGGTTAGTTATTATGTTTAAGGGAAAAATAAATGAAAGAACATAATGAAATTATGTATAAGTATTTACTAGAAAAATACCCTAACCAAGAGAATTTATTAAATAGTCTTTTTGATTTTTATCATTTAGATAAAGGTTTTGATATTAATTTAATAAAGTATAGGGCTAGACAATGTGGAAAGACTACTATTAAAAACCTTTGTGCTATAATAGACTTTTTGGAAGATATTTCTAAAGGAAAAGATAAACTTATATTAAATTTTGTTTCTCAGGAAAGGTCTACTAGGTATATAGAAAGTTTTGGAAGAGTTAGAAAAAATGAAAGCCTAGTAATATACTCTAATGATATGTGGGCTAGGGAAAATTGTAAAAGAATAAGTTCTTATTTAAAATCTTTAAAGGTAGAAGGTATAAGTTTTAAATCTGATGTAATTACTTATGAAAGGTATTGCTAAGAAATATTTTTGAGAAAAACTATTTTAGGTCTTTTTTTTAAATTTTAGTTAGGTTATATTTTATTGAAGGGGGTCATTTTGGGTAGAGGTAATGTTAGTAGGTGGTTGAATACTATCTTAATGACCTTCTCGTTGAAGCCACCGAAGTGGTAAAGATTATTGAGGAGGGATAAGGAGGAGAGTTATCTTGTAGAGGAAGTATAAGAAATGGAAGGGGTTTGTGGTGTCTTAGTAAAGTTGTTTAAGCAAACTTTAAGGAATATAGGCTGTTTTATTCATTTCTAGGACTGTGAATAAGATGATAGCAATTATCAATATCGTCATACCTCCCCCCCCCCTTATAAAAATTATTATTATCAAAATCATTAATTAAAATAATCCCTAAAACAAACTTAATTAAACATCTTTTTTACTCTATTCTTATAATTATATCAAATCTACTATTATTATCTCAAATCTATTATTATTATATCACTCCTCTCAAAATTCTTAAATTTAAGCTTAATTAAAGCAAATTCTTATTAAATACCCTTGACAAAAATTTTATTTTATACTATAATTACTATACAAATTAAAACAAAAAGGATATAAAATGGAATTTAAAGTAAGAAACATGATAAGTAGTAATGGTAACATAGTACCTAATCAATTTATTATTAAAACAAATAATAAAACATATTTTCAAAGTTATGATGTGATAGTAGCAGTTAGAGATAACAAGAGTAATAAAGTAACACTAGATAAGACTTACTATAATTATAGTAAAACTACATCTAAATATAGAAATAGTTTCTTAAATGTTGATTCTAAAGAGTTTAATAATAATCTTAAAAATAAAATGTATTCATTAAGAGATTTAAACAAACAGTAAATTTAAAGAGATTAAGAGTAATAAGAAATTAACAAAAAGGTTGAGAAAATGGAAATTAAAAAAGATTATTTTTTTGTAAAATGTTATAATAGTGTTTTTTCATTAAAAGTAGATAAAATATATATTGCTAAAGAAGATTATGTAGGGAGATATAATATCTATGATTATAATTCTCAGGATTTTTAGGTAACTATCATCAGAGTTTATTTTATGAAGTTATGTAGTAAGATATAAAAATTTAAGAAAAGATTAAGTAAATACCCTTGACAAATAAAGTTTATTTAGGCATAATTATAACAACAAAAACAAAAAAGGAAAAACAAAATGATTTACACAGCCGAACAATTAAGAGAAGAGTTTAAAAAAATGGGATTAGTTTCAGAAGATAATGCTACTCATAAATTTAAAGTGGAAGATTATGTTTACTGTTTTGATGAAGAGATAGGGCATATCCCTTGTAGAGTAAAAGAAGTAAAAGATAACA